TTGAAAATCAGGTGGATTTTGAATGAGAAGCCTATTACATGGGCAGGAAGTACCAGATAGCGATAATCCAATAGATCTAATAATACATACAAAAGCTCCAGGGAAATGGTTATTGATCGATATGGAAACAGGACAAGAGTACATCGGATCACCCGAAATGACTCAATATGGACATTGGATTCGGATTAAGGATAAATCTTAATGACTATAACGGTTAGCGCCTATTGTGTTTTATGTCAAAAGAATGTGGTAGGAAAGCTAAACGAGATAGTGGCCTTAGATTCAGGTAAGATGCTTTATATAGGTGAATGTCCTGATTGCTACTACCAAATTAAAAGAATAATGAATAATATAGCTCGCAATTAGTGAAGCGAAAAGTGCGGCGGAAAGTAGAAGCCCTATTGACGGCACCCGTCATATATACTATAATTAGGGTATGATACAAAGCCTAGAGATACCTGATCCATTTGCTACATTTGTGGCGCATAAGTATGCCAATTTCAAGGGCATGGTCTATGACTACTTTACTAAAGAATGGTATTTAAAGACGGCTTGCTGTGGGGAAGAGCTTTATGCTCCTAATAAGAAAACAATGAATAAAATCAGACTATATCATACTCGTAATGAATGTCTGGGTGGATACTGATGCATGGTAATATAGAAGAGCACGGACCTATTTCAAGTTCCTATAATGGTCGTAGAGCGGTTTCCGAAACCGATAATGAAGGTCCGATTCCTTCACTTGAAGCTACCGAAATTGGATATTCAACAGGCAAATGGTCAGATGATGATGACTTTGGCATAACTCCATTTCTAGGACCTAATAGATGATAGGCGAGATATTGGGCAGAGATCCTAAATGCTTTACAGGCGGGGACTGCTGGAATTATGACTATTCAGATAGATGGTTGTTACTCTTCGGTATCACAATATCTATAGTAGTCATAGCCAGAATAATCCGCAATAAAAGGCGGGGAAGCGATGGCATATAGCAGATTCTATGATAGCGATATATACATATACCCTAGCGTAGGTGGATGGATCGAATGTGCTGGATGTTTTCTAAACATATCTCCAGATGAAGATACTATATTTCAGTCAACTAAGATATATGATGATGAGACATTATTGATGCATATATTACAACACAGGATCTCAGGTCATAATATGCCAGATAGCTTGGCTCAAGATATATTGGCTGATCCAGACAGATATGGCGAATATGAATAACGATATAGACTGTTTATATCTCTGGAAGTCATGGTCTATGTTTGAGCCTGAAAACCCATATGTCCTAGGAGCCAAGGAAAAAATGGCGGGATACACCAGAGAAGACTGGGTATCTATGAGTGTAGAAGCAACAACAATGATGGAAGATATGGGCTATATAGTAAAGAATAACCTAGGAGAGTTTACAGAGGATATATTTGATACCCTATGCTCACATTTGCAGAACTGGTTCTTTGAGGTAGATAAAGCCCTAATAGATCGATTTGCCATATTTAGCATATCTGTCCCAGAATACATATCATTTTTAAATAAGTATGGAGATGGACTAAATCTCTATTTCTACAGGATGTGTCAGAGATACTCTGCCAAGCTGTCAATATAGTCCATACCATTATATCCCCCCGCCCATAAACATCGCTCATATAGCCTCCTAGACCCCTTATAAATGGAGTAAAGTGGAGCATAGTGGAGAATATATACTATAGATTACATTAGATTAGTTATAGTATTATATATAAATATAGATATGTGTATTTGTGCACTTTCATATGATGGTCGTAATGTCAAATTTTCTTTGGAGGCATATGGACATGTCTACCAAATTTGAGGGATTTTGTCAATAGCCTCGTAAATGGCATATTTTGCCCTCATTGTCAATAGATTTTCGTAGAAAAATTCTGACAAATTCTGGCAGATTTTGATCACATTCTATTAGATTTAGTATATGTTTATATATAGATCTATATGATTCTATATAGATTTGTCGACATTTTCAGGGATTTTTAATATGCTGTCGTAAAGGAGAAAATTTGCCCACATATCCACACACAAAAAATCCACAGGCTGTGGATAACCTGTGGATAATTTGGGCCATATACTAACCAACTAAGTATATGTTGCCTTTAGTTAAATCTAATGGACTTTGATGTTTCTTATCTTTCTAGCATTGATAAGAGCTATCCCCGTCTTCCGCCTTGTCTTTAATAAAGCTGGAGCTGATGTGCAATTGTTGATCGTTTTGAAGTTGGCTGCACGGAAGCCTACCTTCGGTAGGTTATCCCCATTTTGTTTTAGCCATTTATTTAATTGCTGCGGTGTAGGAAATGGTCCCTCAACCTTTTGGACTAACTTACCCATTAGATGAATGGATGGTCAATCGTTACATGGGCCCTGGTATCCTTATCGTGCAACCAGGAATATCTATAACTCTGTTCCTCCACCTTTGGCAACTTCTTGATGAACTTGTCAGGGTCGATTGGAAGTTTGAGATTCTCCCATTTGTAAGTCTTAATTAATCTATTAAGAGTTTTATTTAATTCATTTGCTAGGAACAATCCTTCAGATGTTAGACCTGAATCATATATGCCTGAATCTGTAGTTAATTCATCATTATATCTGTTTGCTTCCCAACGAATAATCTGAGCAACTAATTCCATAATGCGGTCAACTGTATAAAATGGTTGGTCTGTTAGATATCTTGCCAATATGGCAGGATTAAACCAATGGTCTTCTGTTAGATTAACTAACTGTTCTGCTACTTTGATTTCTCTTGTCTTCATCTACTCCGCCTTCCGCCTTGGTAACTACTCATTATATCAAAATTAGGGAGGGGTGGCAACTCTCGTCCACCACCCCTCGTTCTATTGGTGCTACTTAGCTTTCTTTGTAGCTGGTTGTGGATCTGAGAAGGTTACGCCCTTGTTGATAGCTTCCTGGATAGCTACCTTGGCAGCTCCTGAGAAACGTCCACGTACACCCACTGTGATGCCTTGCTGCTTAAGATATTCACGCTTTGTTTGCATTTGATTTATCCTTTCGAGATAAGTTATTTTGTTAATTATAACAGATTTTCACGGGATTGTAAATACCTGTCGTAAACGGGACAAAATGCCCCTAGCTTAAATTTGTTTCTGACATACGATCTTGTATTAGTTTAGATATAAGATTGTGAGCTGCAATGTTCTCAGTCTCGGATCCGCCCCACAGAAGCTGTTGGGCCTCTGCGAGGACGGCGTCAATGTGTTGATCACTCATCTTCATTTACTTCCTCCTCGTCATCTTCCTCAAACATTGTGTCGACAATGTAGTCACGGTTCAACATCCATTCAAGGACGTCTTCGTTATGTTGCTCTGCCCCATACTCCAGAGAGAAGCCCATACCCGCCTCCACGGCCTCACAGAGGTGGTCCCACATCTGGTCCTCAGTAACGCTGGCCCTGTAGGTATTGTCCTCTAGAATTCCTTTAATAGTGGACCAGGTCCATAACCAAACCAGGGATAATCCAAGGTCGGTGGAATCAAGAATCTTCAAACATTCATTTAGTTTAATCTTATCATCAGGCTTCATATGCTAACTCCCTTTCATTCCATTCCGCTAATGTTCTGACGGTAAAGTCTTTTCCTAAATTGTAACAGAATAGGACCGCTTTGGTCAAATCTTCTGTCTCATATATTGGCATATCCAAAGGTATATCAGATTTATCATATACTTCAAATACATCAACTCCTCCTGGACTACAAGAGTATTCAACTTCCAGGATTTCTAGACTTGGCTCGTATGTCATACTTTTTGCCCTTGCCTTTCTGCTATAGCAAACGATAGTTGGTATGTTAGATTATATAGTTCTGTTAGAGTATCTAGTCGTCCTTCACATTCTGTTCGGACCATAGAATCCATTGCCTCTTCAGACAACTCCTCCTGCTCTAATGCATTTGCTAAGTCTTGCTCAGCCATTAGCATTAGATTCTTTAGTTCACCGTGCATTATATCTAATCCATTAACATCATAATTAACTAGACGTTGCAGGTGTGGTGGTAGTCCAATGTCTTCAGGTGTCATTTGCTCTTGGCACCTTCCTTGAATGCAACCTTGTAAATCTCTACAAGGCGCTCATAGACCGCTTTGGAGGCTTTGTCCTCATTGGACATTGCTGCTTCAAAGTAAATGATTTGGTCGGCTTGGTCTTGCAGGTCTTCCTTTATTTCTGATGATAGTTTCATCCATATGCCCTTTCGTTAGAGTTATTCATTATATCAGTCGCCACTGACAATAAATGCTCGGTTGCCATAATTTGTCCCTGGATATTAATCTTAGATTGAACATTATAATCTGCCTCTAAGTCCTGGTTAAGACTAATTAGATGTATCTTCATATACTCTATGAACCTACTAGATTTAGTTTGTGTAGTCAAAGTAACCCTCCGCCCACAGACCTTGCAAGAAACTAACAGCGTCTTCCAAGTCTTTCCTCAAAGGCTCCTTGTCCATTAAATCGGACGGGGTCCTAAGATAGAAAAGCTTTGAATCGTGTATAGCATTAATCATCCTATTTAGATCGGATTCAGTATAACCTAGCATAGTTCATACTCCATATCCCAAGATACATCAGGCCAATTTAAATCATATCTTGCGCTATCAACTTCACCCAAATCGTTTAGGTGTAGATTAATTTTCTCGTGTGCTTCTTTTTCATTATTGGCCATTACTGCACCTTCTAATTTAATTACAAATCCATATTTATTCAAAGTAATCCTCATCTCCCTCTTTTAGATTATAGAACTTATTAAATTCAGATTGAATAAACTCATCTCCTGACATTTCAGCAAATTGTTTATCTGCATAGTATTGCCCTTCGTCAAGATTACTATTAATCCAATCTTCAAGTAATTGTTCTGCTATATCTTGATAGCAAGCGTCAATTACCATTTGATTTACATCTTCTAAGAAACTAGCCATTTAGCGCTTCCTCCATTGTGTAGGTTTTGATAGGTGGTATGTCCTTATGGTCTTCACATTCTTTCATAGCCTCTTCATCTCTCCAAGAGCCTTCTGCACATTCTGAACAGAATTCACCGCAGTCGTTCTCGCAATAAGACAATGTGTCGAATGATTGGCAAGCATAGCAACGGTTTTCATATTCCAAGATTTCCTTTACTTCACCACGGACAATCTCATATTCCCCACCCCAACCTGTTTCTTCCTCATACTCTAAAGTAAGCAGGCAGTTAGGAACAAGATTAGATAGTTTAGTTAAGATAGTTACAGCAGGTGACCAAGCAGTCTCATATTTATAGACAACCCAATTGTCATCACCTTCTGATTTATATTCAAGCAATTCTGTTTCAGGATATTTATCACCGTCACGGACGGCTACATCCCATTTAGTTCCCCAATTAGAATTATTCCACGAATACCAATCCTTTTGAGTCTTAGCAAACTCAACAGATTTGCGGAACCAATCAGGGTCATTCTGAATATCAATATCACCACGAGAAGGCTGGCAAGCATACTCCTCATCAGTAATACCGTCATCCTTATATGAGTGGATATTAAAGAAAGCAAAGACAGGATTAGAATAACTTACCTGTTCAATTTTGGTGGGGAACCCCATAGTAGAAATATCACCCATACCAAATGTCTCCTGTGCTAATGTAAATGGAGCATTCAATCTATCTTTAATCATATCTACCTCGGACTTAGGTCCTTGGATAGTTAATGTGTTATAACACCAATTTGGCATTTTATATCCTTTCGTTGATATGTTCCAATTATACAATGGACCACTGACATTTGGAATAGATTTTGGGTGTGATACACCCCACATTATTCAGCTTTGTGGTCAAGATCACAAAATTCCAGGGAAATTTAATTTGATCTCGTAAACAAAATATGATACCCTCTGCTTTTGCGGGCAAGCAAAAACCCCCAGCTTGCGCTGAGGGTTAAGAAAGTAAAGGCCGCTAGGATCTACCAACGAAAGTAAAAAGCCCTGCATTGCTTAGCGACTTGGGGGATCCCCTGGTAGCCGCACCTGTACTTATGAAGAAGGTCCCTGGACCTACTCCAATTATACCACAACTAGTTGACTGTATTTACTGCAGAATTTATCTAAAGATAAACTGAATACTTCTGTGGTTAGGTCCTCTTCCATTAATGTAAACGTTTGCTGGGCCCAATCAATTACAGGAATCTTGTGCTCATTGTCTAGAATTCTATTAACACTTAAGCCCCAGCCTGTTTCAGACTTCCAGTCTTCGCCTATCATTTGTGACACACAAATACGTGTTGCATATGATTCATCCGTCCACCTTGGACGTGCAGCCTCAACCGCATTCGCTAAGCGCTCCAACATACCGTGGCCCGCCCAGTGTCCGTATAGAAAGATAGTAGTGTCATTAGATTGCTTGAATCCAAAGTTTGCTCTGTCGCCCATTTTTATTCCGCCGTTTCTAGTATAGGTGCTGCTTCTTCGATTTTGTTTAATTCTATCACTTCGTATGAGACCTTGTCAAGGGCCTCTTTGTTCTTATTAAAATGGTGCCCGCAAAATGCTAGCTCACCATCCATAAGTTTAATTAGATACATCGCCTGTGCTGAGCTGCATTGGTCGCAGCCAATCCAACGATTTAGATCTTCCATTATAGTTTCCCGCCTTCTATCATTTCACAAAGACGGTCAAGAATCCAAGTATCGATATCGTTAATATCAATCTCTGATAGTCTTTCCATCATCTCTTCACGAGCAAACTTATACCCGTCATCAAAACCATCTTTGTAATCTGACATTACTTCTCCTTATATCCTGTCGCTTCTCTATCTGACCAGTATGATTCTTTTAAATTATACTTGTCACGAATGCGACTTACTTTCTCTATACTACCAGTTCCAACATTGAATGTCAACGGTGGCATAAACTCAGGGTCGAGTCCAGTGATTTGTGCATCCCAATAAGCCATCTCAAGAGATAGCCTATCGGGAGCAGTCAACTCAAAATACATTATGCTTCTCTTACGTGGCAAACTTCGGTGTCATCGATTGTGATGTTACCGTTATTTGAATCGGCGTAAAGAGCATCTGTGACTTCTGAATCAAGGTCCAATTCATAATCTGAATCTAATACATTGTATGAATATGTTCCGCTAACTTCAAGAGTCGCAGTAAATAGAACTTCTCTGATTAGTTCAATGCCAAGCGCTTCAGCAATTGAACGGAGTGTATCTTGGTCATCTGAATCGGCATATGCCTCAGTGATAATATCCTTGACTGTATTAATCTTGTCTTGGTAGACACCATTCTGCTTCTGTGCCTGACGTGCATTGTGTAGGTCCCATTCAATTGATGTGACTTTGTCAGTTGCATATTCTGCATCTGAATAACCACGGATTACTTTGTATGTAACCAATAAATTAGGATTGTATGTATCAGGAATTGTTACTGCTGATGTTTCTGTTGTTTCCATTGGTTCCTCTTTCGTTAGGGGTGTATCTGTATACGGTATTGTAGCATCTTCCACTGACACCAAGGTGCATCTAGAGTTGCAAGGGCATGTGAGTTGCATCACACCGTTTGGCCATCCAAATCCATCTTTAATTGTATATTCAATTAGAGCATCACAGTCTCCCGTGCACACCCAGGTATACTTATTATAAGTTGTCATGCGAGTATTATAGCGGACCCCACTGACATTTACTAGCTTTTCCAGGGAATTTTTTACGATCCCCGTATGATTAAAATCACACCCGCAATACTGCGGGCATTGTCGACAAATCTATTTAGCGACCCCTACGGGACTTGAACCCGTGACCTCTACCGTGACAGGGTAGCGCTCTAACCAACTGAGCTAAGAGATCTTGCAGGCAGTTTTAAATCTTGCCTAGGATTTTTTTTATTTAGAAAGTTGCAACCATTCGATACAACTTATTTTTTTCAGCAGTTAGAATTGGGTCAAAGCCTGATGCACCAGCCATTAGTGTTTCAGAATTGCCACGACCTGAACGATAGTAATCAAGGCGCTCAGTTAGTGCATTGAACGCACCCCACTTAGTTCCCTTGATTGTAGCGTTAGTTGGTGAGTTATGATAAAGGTCATCGATTAGGACAACTTTATTTTCCCACTTAGTAAGAGCAACCTTCGCTGCATCTTTATCTGGCTTAGGATAGATTGTCTGAATCAACTTAGAGAATTCAGCATCAGTGATTGCTTGTGAGTAAAGCGCTTTTGCTTGAACTTCGAATTCATCAAAGTATCCAAGAGCAAGCCCAAGAGTTTCACGAGCAACTTGAATGCGACCTTCAACAGATTGCGTGTGGCGAATCTTGAAAGATTGCTTAGCATTCTTCATTGCAAGGTTTAGCGTGTTTTGGCACACAACACGAACAGGTGTAACGGCTGCTTGAACAGCAACAGAGCCATCGTGTGATGTCCATACGATTAGATATAATTTAGTTTGGTCATTAGCGCCTTGTGGGTCTAATACCATTGTGCGGGGAATATCGACAGTGCCGAAAACTACTTTACCCTTTTTTAGTGAGCCAGCAGATTCCCAACGGCAATCAGCATTGGCATCGTGAATTGCATCAGCAAATGCGAATAGTTCTTCATTCTGCACAGGCTTGTAACGCTTACCAACAGTTGCGAGAACATCGATTCCCTTATTGAATGGGTTGTCACGAATGACAAGAGATGCCTGAGATACATCATTCCAAGATTCTGAAATGTGGTCAGTTAGTGGAGACAAGCGAACATTCCAGTTGGAAAGTTTTGCTTCGTCAAGCATTGTTTGAGTTGTGACTTCCTCATCTTTTGTAAAGATGCGGTTTGCAAGGTTGTGCCAAGCAGGAGCGCCACGGAGAGCGAAAGCAACTTCGCCATTTTCGACTTCGAGATTATGAGCCATTTTTTACCTTTCGTTTGTTTGTTAGATTCATTATAACAGGTGGGTCTGACATTATCAATGGTTAGATACAATATGTCCGAATTGGGCGGTGTGATCATTCTCACAAATTTTCAGGGTTTTTCCACAGGTAGCCGTAAGGCTGTGGATAACCCCGCACCCTTGCGGGCATTGTCGACAAATAGATAGGGCGGGATTTCGGATTGATCCCGCCCCAACTTTTAATTTGCTTGAAACTTTTTAGTTATACTTTCATCAAGAAACATTGCTGTAACCTTTTTCTTTTTTACATTGTCATACACGTAAGCATTTACTCTTCCGTGAAACTTTCGCAAATTAGAAAAAACTAATTCAGTTAGATAATCTCTATCTACACCTTGCTCTGAATAAATAGTTACATCATTCATCTTGTTTGCGTCATAGATTTCTACACGATAACGATTTTTCATTTTGGTCTTTCTTTAGTAGGGATAAGAAGTATAACATTGGGGGCTAGCTTTTGTCTAGCCCCCATAAGATTATGCGCCGATTTTTACCATTGCCCAGCGAAGACCATTTTCTGTATTCAATCCAAGTTTAGTTAGAGTTGGACGGATAGAAATGATTTCCTCGATAGTGCCAGTAATTCCTGATTTGCCAGTTGTGAATACATCTCCCTTGCGGTAGAAGCGACCCTTAGCGGTATCTAGAATTGGTGACATTTTATTTCCTTTCGGTAGTTGGTTGGTGAGCAGTTTAGCAACTTACTCAGGTTGTTTGGGTTTAGGTGTCTAGACTTTGTGTGCTAACCCCCCAAAACCTATTTAGAGATACTTAGCAATCTGCTTCATTGTGGAAGCATTTACTGTTTCCTCATCTGTCATCTTGAGAATTGTGAGAGCATTTGTAATGTCCTCTTTCATCTCACGATACTGGTGCTGATGGATAACCTCAAAATCCTTTTCAGGTTCAGCAGGAAAACTTCCATCTTTTGTGATGATGTCAAAATCAACATTGAGAGTGTTGTTCCATTGACGATAGTTTGTGCGAAGGTTCTCAGCCTTTGAGAAGTTAGCAATAGCCCACTTGCCGATTTCCTTGCGCCACGCTTCTTGCGCTTTGCCGAACTTTGCTTCCTTTGCGGTCTGTGTGTTGTAATCGTTTTCTAGCGTTGCTAGACGAGCCTCTAGTGCCTTGATTACTTTGCTTGTTGCTACCTTTACTGTGATTTGTCTGCTCATTGTATTTCCTTTCGTTGGTTGGTTGATTAGTATAGCAGGGGGGTCTGACATTTCCACCCGAAGGTGGAGAGTTCTTACTTACGACATTGGGCGAGAACACTCTCTAAACTGCCCCTGTTTCGCTAGGTGATTAGGCTAGGTTATCGGCTAGAACTGTTGTCCAGCGTTCTCCGTTGTCTGTTTCCAGACGAACTCTCACCGAGCCAGATGAGTTAGGAATAATCTCTTTGATTACGCCTGTTTCTTTAGACTTCAGGGTAGTGAATAAATCACCGACCTGATAGACTTTGTTATCTATTGTCATTTTGCTTCCTTTCTTGTTAGGGTCTTATTATAGCAAAGGGGTCTGACATTTTCTACCCCAATCTCATTATGCGAGATACCAAGCGTGTGAGATAACTCACACGCCTAGTTTTGATCTCAGTATTCGCTCTCAGGTAGCCAAGCGTCTAGGTGGTGTTGTTCGATAATAGCGGAGGCGGGTGCAAACTTTTCTCCACGATACGATACGCCTTCAGGCATTTCGATTAGTTTATTATAGTCCTCATCATAGTAAGCATCTATTGCATCTATGCAAGGTTGCACCATAGATAACGGAACGGGTGGGTAATGATTACCTTGTAAGTGAATAGCAATACCTTGTTCTAAATCTAAGTCTGCTAAATCTAACGCTGTGTTGTATCCCATTATTAGTTATCTCCCTTGATAGTTACTTCTGCCCAAGAATTATTTTCATTAGCAATTTGTAAGAATTTACTTTCGCTAATAGCATTTACTGTTGCTTCCTTGCACATAGTAAGTAAATCTGTTTCGCTAAGAGCAATTAGTCGTGGCAATAAATTTGCAGGAATTTTATCCAAGTCAATAATAGCCTCGAATACTACTGTGTGTGGAACTTTGATTAGATTAGACATTTGTTACCTTTCGTTGTTGGAATAAGAGTATTTTACCATTAGCCACTGACATTACCTAATCCATCCTCGGCGTGTCGCAGCTTTTGTGATAATACTCACATTTTCGGGGGGTTGTGGATAACTGCCGTAAACCTGTGGATAAGCCGCCACCTTTGCGGGCCAGCTTGATCTTGTCAAGCCGACACGCCGCTACATGCTTTTAAATATCATCCAAATTATTATAGGGACGGGCAAAAAAAGTACAGCCATTAATCCGCCACCTATCATGGCACCTAATAGATCTGCCATTATTTTTTACTCGCAGAAAATCTAATATCTGCTTTACCGTAGACACACAATCCACAAGACACACAAGCGGACCCTGCATTGCTAATAAGTGGAATTGATTTCATATTCTCTGGACACTTAGCGCCAGGCTTACCAGTCAATTCTTTCATTGTGCTTTCGGTGACGGCGAATGTCTTCCCTAAGTATGCAAGGCGAATTCCCTCATTTACTTTTAGTTCGTGGCCAATTTCTTTATTCTCATCGTCGGTGGAATAGTAAAGAGATAAATTAGATACATCCTTTAGAATAAGCGCTGCAGACTTTACACGTGTATAAACCCAGAATTGAACATCGGTGTGCTCATTGATTACATTCTTCCAGGCATAAGTATAGAAATCATTGAAGAAGTCTCCGTCCCAGTGGATACGGAATAGCATAGGGGCGTCTTTCTTTACACAATCAGCCTTGAAATCAATAATCATTTCATTTAGCAATTGATACATTGTTTCCATATCGGCATTGCGTAGCAATTCCCAATTGTGTAGCAGATTAGTTTTTACTCCCTTGAAGAGTTTTTCCAATTTTCCTGCGTAGCAAACACTCTCACAAATACTAGTGGCACCAGGGCATGAATAATCTTTTCCTGCAGGGAGCCCGAACGTGTTCGCAATTGCGGCTTGCTTTCCATTTTTTGTGACAAGGTTAGCCACCTTTCTATCATTAGATCGTTTCAATTTCATTAGTTGGCCTTTCGTTGGTAAGGTTGTAAGTATAGCAGAATGGACCGACATATTCCAATCCTGCCGCAAATTTCCAGGGTGATTTTGATCACAGTCTTAACGACACGCCCGACCCCGCAGCTTTGCGGGCGCTTTGTCGACAAATTAATTTTATTGATCGAATTTATTTTTATGTTTTATTTTGCGTGTGTATTTTTTTTTATTGCGAACAGGTTGCGCCGCATTACTGCGACGCAATTCCTGAATGCGTTTTACTTTATCTTGAAGTGAAGTTAGGAACATTATATCCACTCGCTTCGTGAAATCGTTTTACATCAAATCTTTCATTATCAATCGCAAACATTTCAGCGAAATCATTTACAATTTTAGAAAAAACAGCGGGGTGAATTTTATTGCTTGCATACTTTAGAATTTCTGCGGTTGCAACATAATCTTTACGGGTCATCATTTTACTGCCACCATTCCACTACGATAGAAAACTTTTGTATAGCATTTGCCAGTCGGCGTGTATAGATTTACAGTTGAGTATTCGTTAGCCATTCCCCAGTCGGTGAATAAGAAAAAGTTTTCCCACGCACCATATTCGTTTTCGTATTCGGCAGACCAGTGGGGAGCGTTGCTATCATAGGCGCAAGTTATTTTATACATTAGTTTCCCTTTCGTTAGTTATACATTTACATTGTGTTATTAGTATTGTATCAGTTTCCACTGACACAACGGCGAGAGTATCGCAATTATCGCAAATCCACATTCCAGCAATTTCGCTCATTTATTTATTCTCCTGAAAAAAACTGAGCGGATTACATTGGCAAGCCTCTACATCATAAGTATTTTCATCTCCGTAGTATAGCCAGCCATTTCCGTAGCAGGTATCACACTCTAAAATCTGAGTGTATAATTCTTTCATTCTACCCATTTAGGTTTTCCCTTTCGTTTGTTGATTTTGTAATTGTAGCAGATAGCACTGACAAGGCTTCTGCCTTGCTTGCTTGACGTGTTTCTAACACGTGTTTTTTGAATTCGTCTAAGTTCATTCGAACGCACCTTCCTCTAGTAATCCTAATTCGATGTTGAATAATTCATCGGGCGTTGCTTCGGATAAATCTACCCAGCCAGCACCCTCGTTGTCCATTCGGAAAATTTCGATGTATCCCATTATTATTCACCAACCTTTACTGCGATTGTTGCGAATTTATTTCGCAGACCGCCCGCATTTATTTCGATTAGATACGCTTCAGTTTTTTCACCATACCAAATTTCTGGGCGATGTTCGGCAGATACAATTTCGCCAGAAAAGTGGCGATTGCGTGAGCGATAGTTTTTTCCTACAAGTAGGCTTTCGATTGTGTATAGTTTGGTAGCCATTGGCAGACCTTCTTTCGTTGTTGTTATAGTAGACATTATACACGAACGCACTGACATTTTCACATTACTAGCCAGTAAATCCAAATAGTGAGACGCTCAAGCCGTGTGATAAGCATCACACCAAAATGTCCGTTTTGTCTGTCAAATCGACACGCCGTAAATTTCAGGGTTTTTTATAACGACTTCATAACGACACGCCCGACGCCGCACCCTTGTGGGCGCATCAGCTTTTGTCAAGCCGACACGCCGTTTATTTATTGTGAGTTATGTCTCATCTTCTAATTCCGCTAAATAATCTTCGTGTTCTACTAAACCAATCGCAAACGCAACGGGATCGCAACACTCTAGAATTTCGGCGGGTGTAAAAGTTGAGTAACCGATTTTTACAGTTGGATAAATGTCATTTAGTAAATCTATAAAACTTTCTTTGATTTCTAAATCTTTTTCTAATTGTGATTTACTCATTTAGTCCCCCATTTTTTATATCTTTGATTACGGCGATTAGTAGCGGGATAGTTACGCCCGCTAGTAGTAATTGGACGGCGGTAGTTAGTAAGCGATTAGTAGTCATTTAGTAGTTCCACCCTACTAATCCGTTTCGCTTTAGATAAATCTTATAAATCTTATAGGCGGTTATTAGTAGGGCGCTAGTAATTAGTAATTGCCAAGATAGTGCTACATAAGCCCATTCTGTATCTAGCATAAATCCATAGGTGTCAATCTCAATAGTCATTAGTCATTCCAATCTAGTGTTAGTGATTTAGATAGTTCATCTTCATCATAATTATCAGAGCCTAACTCTACTAAGCCCTCTTCTAATGCCTTGTTATACATTTCTTCTTCATCTAGATAGACATAGGCGTCTGCTACATCTGCTTGGATAGTATCCCATTTGGTCATCATTACTTTACCTCTACTTCTCTAATGTTATAGGTGAAACCCTTACCGAGTTTATTTAGTTCAGCGATTACCGCTAAGATTTCTTCGGGCTTATTAGCCTTTTGATTTACGGCTAGTAGTTGGCTACCTTGCCATAGTGTGTATGTTATAGTCATTATCTGTTCTTCTTTCGTTAGTAGTTATAGTAGGAATTGTAGCGCATAGCGCCGACATTGTATAGCGACACGCCGTTAGGCGTTAGTGTGATTATGGTCACACACGGACTCGATTTCGTGTCCGAACTCCTCTACGAGTTCCTCGTAGATTTCGTCCATATAATCAAGATAATCGTTCATTAGATTACTCCCAACTTCTAGTAGTAGCATAAACCTTGCGAGTGCTAGGCTTGTAATTTTCTAACTCTCTTAGATTAGTTTCTAAGATAGTGCCTCTTAGGGCTAGTAGGTCAAGATACTCATTAGCATCTTGTTCGGTATTCATTAGAACACCTAGACAAGTAGAGAACTCGGTGTCCGAGTATTGGACTTTGTAACTTAGTGAAAACATTTTGTTTTCCTTTCTTTATCAAGAACCTTTCTTGATTTTCTTTATACTATAAGCCTAGCAGGGGGGACTGACATTTAGGGGGGTTACTCGCTAGTATTCGCAAACTATTTTTGTGAGATACGCCACACTCACGCTCAAGATTATAGGGTTATGGGCGCACTATCGGACAAATCGGACATTAAAAATAGTGTGTATCATACATATTAAAAATATATTAACATTTTCTCTAATTTCAAAACGGGGGCGGGAAATAAATATTTCCTGGATCCTTGACTTACGAAAATCCCAAATGCTATACTGTAAACCTTGGACAGTTTCAGGAGATAATATCAAGGGGTTAAACTCCAAGTGCGATGATGACGGAAGTTGTAATTCTACAATTACTTTCAGATAATAGCAACAGCTCGAACCGATGAATGGCGGATTTATACTCTGATCATTTCGGGGTTCTCTTTTAGAAATCATAAAAGGGGTATAGGGGTTGTATGCTTAAATTCTGGAAGTTATCATTAAAAAGATAAAAACAAATATAGAAGCTATACTTCTAAAAAAATATTTTACTAACATTTAGTAGAATCTATAAAGTAGTCGACTAGGATTAATATGACATTCAATGTATATCAATACGATGTAAAGGTAAGAGTAGCAGTAATTGCGGGATCAGAAGAAGAAGCAACAGCAAAGTTAGATCAGGGACAAGTTCAACAGATCTCAATGGAGAGAGAACTTTTTAGCACAACTGAAGTAATTTAATAAACATCTTGTAATATAATAGGGGTATGTCTCCAGAGAAGATATCGATCAAGAAACAAAAAGAATTCCTGGCGCAGTATTTAAAAGATCTTAAAGAAAAGAATCCTTGTATGGATTGTAAGATTTCATATCCCTATTATATGATGGACTTTGATCATGTCCGTGGGCGGAAGCATTCAAATGTGGCGGAACTAATCAATACGTTATCTAAGAAGCGTCTGGATGAAGAAATAGCCAAATGCGAAATAGTTTGCTCAAATTGTCATAGGGTAAGAACTCATATGAGAAAGCACGGAAAGAAGGCATCATGAACTTTTGTACATATTGCGACAAGCTCTCATATACATCTAAGTTAACTCTAGAAGGTAAGATGGTCTATTACTGTTCAGATCATGCATTGAATATTACAGTTGACTAGGATAATTACATGTATAATTTTGATGTGTACGAACTCCCAGGACCTACTGCTATATTAGAACCGTTGTCTGTAAAAAGACAATGGGCTACAGATCTTCCTTATCCTCATGCATACAAATGTTTTCCTATGACCCTTGCAAATCAAATGGGGTACGGAATATCTTTTCCAGACGATATTATTTTTGAGTGGGACGGAAATATGAATGTCTTGCCATCTAGTGTAAAAGTAACTTCTGGGCATAAATGGGTTAATATGGATAGAGGTTGGGGAACCGTTAGCTTTAACACAGGAATAGTATTTAAAACTGATGAAGATGTAAGTATGCTTTCATATCCAGTGCCTAATCTATTTATAGAAGGATTCCAAATTTTCACAACACTCATTTCAACTTCATTTTTTGAAAGTCCTTGGCAAGTTGCAGGACAGGTTACAAGATCAAATTATAAAATAATTTTGCCAGCAAGAACTCCAGTATCTGCTGTGATGCCAATATCACTTGGTCAGTTAAATGAATCGGTGGCAACCAAAAAACCTTTTGAAGAATTAGAGTATAATAAGAATACAGGACACGAATATCATAAGCATAATGCTATGATGCAAAAGTTAGGGAAGACTACTGGTAATTACAGAGATGGTGTAAACCATAAGGGTGTAGTTTACGGTAAACATGAAGTTAAATCTATTAAGTTGAGGTATGATAATGGTAACTTACCACTGGATGAATAGGGCTGATGCAGCCCTAAGTATAATTACAATGAAAAGAATGTTTGCTCATAAAGAAAAGTTTGGGTATGATTCAATTCTTTTAACATCTAAAGGTAGCAACTCGGACAACTGGATAAAATCTGCTCACATTGTAGATCCTAGTAAAAAAATTAAATTTATGATAGCAGTTAGACCATATCAGCAAACTGCTCAGATTGTAAATCAAATGGCAGCTGCATTTGCTGAAATTGCTCCACACAGATTGATGCTTAATGTTGTTTCTGGGGAAATGGGTGGAAATGAAATTGGTCTTATTCCAGAAGGAAGTTATGAAGTAAATACTGACATAACTACTCCACTAGGAAGACTTGAATTTGTTCCTGAATGGATGGAAAGACTTTCTAAGACCTATGTAATGGGAAGAAAGCCAATTATCCTACTAGGTACTAGAAATAAAGAGGTTATCCTAAAAGCTGCTAAGTATGCAGATATTGGATTAGTAATGCTAGATGATTTCTTGGCAGATCCTGATCTATTTTTGTCAAATTATAAGAGGGTAATGGTTAGTGCTCAGATTGTCATAAGGAATACATATGAAGAAGCTCACTATGAGTTAGAAAATAGTTTTTCTACACATATAAGAATCAAGAGATGGGCTATCTATGGCGGCAGAGAAGATATAAAGAAAAAGTTATTAGAATTAGAAGCAATGGGTGTAACTGATATTTTACTTAGTAATGGGACAGATGTAGTTAGTCAATCAGATGGGCCTGTAGATGAATTAGTCTGGGAGATTATACAGGAAAGAAATAAAGCAGTTGACTAGGATTATGGTATAATAATAATATGCACGATCACGAGAATATAGTATTAGCCACAGGTTCAGGAATAACTGAAATGCAACTAATGTGGATTCTTATGGGTTTAATGGCTATTCATCACATATGGATGTGGTGGAAAATGAAAAAGAAAGACTGTAACTGTAAATGAGTTGGTTACAAGCAACAGTTATATTTGGACCTATATTGATTCTATTAATAGCATTCTGGAAGGATATCAAATGAAGAAGATCTATGCTTTAATTGCTCTAACTGCGACAGCAGTCTTTTCAGGTCTTGCTATGTCTAAATTTTTAAATTGGGCGGGACAGCAAGAAATCTTTGATTTTGACCTAAATGAAGATATAGATCATGAAGAGATATAGATTACTTATATTAATTCCATTGGTCCTAATAACTACCTATGTACTGGGTATTGTAATACAGATTAAATAGCTCATCTTTTATCTCCCGCCCTTTCTGGGGTCTTTGTATCGGAGATACCAAATATGACCCGTTAAGGGCTTAGAGGCCCCGTAGAGGCCTTATATGGCATATTTTTAGAATGATCACATATGGGAAAGATGGGCTTCTATTTTCGGCGCACTTTTTTTCGCACTAATTGCACTATATGTCCTAATTGTCTATATAAGAAAAAAACCCAATCAGAGGCGGATCCGATTGGGCTTTTCTAGTGTATTACTACACGTTATATAGGGAGACATTGCTGCCGTCACCTACACATCTTAATTGTAATATGGAATATTTTATATGTCAAGCATTTTAGTTGACAGGATTTTCAGACGGAGTAAATGATGGCTCAGGTCCAAGTAGATATCCTTGCTCATGATAGTCAATCATCTTAGCCGTCTTTTCAGGATCTACTCCATTTGCCATAATTGTTAGCATATCGTAAATACGGTGAAGCATTATATAATTCACCATAGGTAGGTTGTCTTCTAGATTTCTAGATGGTTCTTTTTCTTCCATTATGGTCTCCCCATATCGTTCCAAAATATTTCTCTTCCCATAGAGTCTTTCTCTAATAGGGCACTTGATTCAAATTCATATGAAGAAAAGGTCTCTTCTTCCGCCGACGCACTTTTTGTTTCAATTTGTAGTCCTTGACCACAATTGCAATTACTACATCCATGTTCAGACATTGTTGACTTCTTTCACTAATTTCTCGTATACCTCTAAACCCATGTAGTTCTTGTAATCACAGGCCAGGCAGTATAAATAGATGTTATCCTCTAAATCCAAATTACATTGAAGAGAGCCCTGATCCAGGGGGCATAAAAGCTCTGGAACAAGGCTCTCTTTTGATAAAGAGATATATTTCGATACATATTGTATCTTCATTTATCCTACTTCTTTTCAGTTGTTGGGAATCGCAATAGCCATTCCTGTGCTTTAGGGGTCATACCCTTCCAGCTGGACCAATCCTGACCGCCATTGGTCATATAGTACGTTATCTCTGCGTTTGTTACTGGGTCGAATAACTCTTTGTTACTCTTTAGGTCGAACTTCTCAAGTCTTTCAGGACCAAGATTTCCGATCATGTTTATCTGGAATATTCCGTAAGAACTATCTCCAGTTGTCTTATCCCCGTTATATGCAAGCGGTCTTCCGTTAGATTCACGCTTTGCTATGGACCAAGCTTTTTTAAGGCCTACTCCTTCGAATCCTACAGTCTTAAGTAGCAATAGCAACTCTTCGTCTGTAAGCATCTCAGATGGCTTGTAAATTTCTTTACTGAACTTATCTAAGACTTCTTGCTTTAGTTGGGCTTCAGTTTTCACTAAAGGTTTTACTACTAAGGCTTGTGCGGGCTGGACTGGAAACATAAATAATGTTATCATTACTATTGTAACCAGATTATGAGCCAAATCACTAACCTGTTGTTTTATTTTCTCCATTGGCATTTCCTCCTCTAGAGATAACGAACTACAATCATAACATTGATAGGATAAGCCTGTCAAGCCAGTCAACTAGAAAGAAAACATGAATATATCTTATTATACTATTCAAGCGGGGCTAAACCCTGCGGTTGGCTTTGGATATGCGGGAAAAAATATTGTTAAATCATTAAATAATCTAGGGCATGTTGTATCTTTTGCTAATCCTAAATCTACTATTCAATTAAACTTTACTCAGCCACACCATTTTAAATTACATAGAAAACAATATCAAATAGGATACACTCCATGGGAATCAACATCCATGCGCCCCGACTGGGTTGAAAGATTTAATGCATGTGATGAAGTTTGGGCGACATCTAATTGGTGTGCACAAGTATTTAAAGACAATGGTATTACAAAGCCAATATATGTTTACCCACACGGTATAGAAAGTATTTGGAAACCAAAACGCAGAGCTATTCGAGAAGGACAACCACTTAAATTTTTACACATAGGGGAACCATCTCCTAGAAAAGATGGACAGTTAGTAGTAGATACCTTTATTAAACTATTTGGCGGAAACCCAGATTACCATTTAACAATTAAAGCGCACATATCTAATACTACTAGAGTGTATGATAAATATAATCAGTTTATGAGTCCAGAGATGGCATACAGCAACATATCTTTAATTACAGATGAATACAGTGAAGAAGATCTTGTTTCTTTGTATCACAGCCACCATGTTTTGCTGTATCCTACTTGGGGCGAAGGGTTTGGCTTTATACCGCTTCAAGGTTTAGCAACAGGTATGCCAGTTATATCAACATATGATTGGTCTCACTATGTGGACTACATGGGACCACTCAAATTAAAATCTAAACTTACAGATGAGACTTTACCCAAATCAGTTGGAGATGAATATATTGGAAAGATGTTTAAACCAGATGCAAAACATCTAGAAGAGTTAATGCGTGATGTATCTATTGATTATAAAGGTTACTCTGGATATTATTTTGCTCAAGCAGATAAAATACATGAAGATTATAATTGGGATCAGTTGACTAAGAAAGCTTTTGAGCATTTAGTAGAAAAGTTTTCTTAGGACTTCCCCTTTTAAGCGTTCTTTGGTAGAATAGGATCTTCACACTAAATTTAAATTAACCGCCAGGCGGAGAAAAAGGTATTATAAAATGTCTAAGACTATTGCAAACCCATACGAAAATTTCATTGCGTTATCAAGATATGCAAGATGGATATCAGAAGATAATCGTCGTGAGACTTGGGGCGAAACAGTAGATAGATATTTTAACTTCATGCTTGGCCATCTAGAAAAGAACCATAATTATATTCCAAATGAGAAGCTTGTTGCGGAATTAAAAGAGTTCGTCTTTGAACGAAATGTTATGCCATCAATGCGTTCTGTTATGACTTCAGGAGCAGCATTGGAAAGAGATAATGTAGCTGGATATAACTGTGCTTTCTTACCAGTTGATTCACCACGTTCATTTGATGAGACTATGTATATCCTTATGTGCGGTACAGGTGTAGGATTCTCTGTTGAGTATAAGTACATCAATAAGCTTCCTGCCGTCCCAGAAACTTTAGAGAAGTCAACTACAGTTATTACAGTAGAAGACTCAAAGCAGGGCTGGGCTAAAGCATACCGTGAGTTGCTAGCACTACTTTGGTCTGGACAGATTCCAGCAATTGATGTTTCTAAGGTAAGACCAGCAGGAGCAAGACTTAAGACAATGGGTGGAAGATCTTCAGGCCCACAGCCACTTATTAACTTGTTTGATTTTACAATTGCAAAGTTTAAGAATGCTACAGGAAGAAACCTAAAGCCAATCGAATGCCACGACATTATGTGCAAGATTGGTGAAGTAGTTGTTGTAGGAGGAGTTCGTCGCTCAGCAATGATTTCTCTTTCTAATATTAATGATATTGAAATGGCGCAGGCAAAGTCAGGTAACTGGTGGGAAGCAAGCCCACAACGTGCCTTGTCTAATAACTCTGTTGCGTATTCACGCAAGCCAGAGATGGAGCAGTTTATTGCAGAATGGAAGTCGCTATATGATTCAAAATCAGGAGAACGAGGCATATACAATGTGGCCGCAGCTCAAGCCCAAGCAGCCAAGTATGGAAGAAGAGATCCAGATATACACTATGGAACTAACCCGTGTTCAGAGATTATTCTACGTCCTTACCAGTTTTGTAATCTTTCAGAAGTCGTACTACGTGAAAATGATACAAAGAAAGATATTGAACGTAAAGTAGAACTAGCAACTATTCTTGGAACCTGGCAGTCTACTCTTACAGACTTTAAGTATCTGCGTAAGATTTGGAAAGATAACACAGAAGAGGAACGCTTACTAGGAGTTTCTTTGACTGGACAGTTTGGGCATAAGTTTATGTCAGGCAAACAAGATTTGGTTGCACTAGAGTCATTCTTGATGACCCTTAGAGAAGCAGCAAGAGCAAAGAATAAAGAAGAGGCTGGGAAAATTGGGATTCCTGAGTCTGCCGCTATTACTTGTGTAAAGCCTTCTGGAACAGTATCTCAATTGGTCGGGGTATCTTCAGGAATGCATGCTTGGCATTCTCCATACTATATTAGAACTGTTCGTGGTTCAAAGGGAGATCCAATTTCTACCTTCCTTAAAGAGGTGGGGATTCCAGTAGAAGATGATGTAATGAAGCCAAACGATACATACGTATTTTCATTCCCAGTAAAGGCACCAGAGGGTGCAATTGTCAGAAATGATCTAACAGCTGTTGAGCACCTTAACATTTGGTTGGTTTACCAACGTGCATGGTGTGAGCATAAGCCATCAATTACAGTATCTGTAAAAGAAGATGAATGGATGGAAGTTGGAGCTTGGGTATATAAGCATTTTGACGAGGTGTCTGGAATTTCATTCTTGCCACACTCAGATCACTCATACAAGCAGGCTCCATATCAAGAAGTAGATAAGGCTGAATACGATGCACTTGTTGCAAAGATGCCAGCCGAAATTCGTTGGGAAGATTTGTCCTTTTACGAGACAGAAGACGGAACTTCTACTAATGCTACGCTTGCCTGCAGCTCAGACGGAAACTGCGAACTTGTAGATATTTCAGCTTAGTGGTAGAATTGTAGTATTGGGGCTAGTCCCCAAAATTCTGGGCACCCCGCTCAAAATGGAGATGATAAAATGGCTATCAAAAAATTTGATAAGGCTGATTTAAACAAAGATGGGAAAGTAACAATGCAAGAACAAATTTTAGCAGCAATTGGAACTTATGGAAGAGCATTCTTGGCAGCAGCCACAGCTCTATACATGACTGGGAACACAAATCCAAAGGACTTAATTGCGGCTGGAGTAGCAGCAATTGCTCCAGTTATTCTAAAGGCTTTAAGCCCAAGCAACAAGGAATTTGGTTTTACAAGCAAGTAATTGTTATTCAATTAGGATCGCTCCTGTGCTAAAATAAGTACAGGAGTTTTCCTATTTTAGGAGATGTTATGTCAGCAGTTAAAAATTTTGAAGTAGACCAAAATGCAACATTTTCTTTTGTTGTAGAATACAGAGACAACCAAAACTTACCAATAAGTCTAGTGGGAGCCTCCGCAAAAATGCAGGTTCGTGACACAAAAGGTGGAACAAAATTAGCGTTTACTCTAAATACCCCTAATCTGTCAGATGGAATTTCAATAGACCCAACTGCTGGAAAGCTAACCATTAAAATGACGGCGGCGCAGACAAACAAGTTATTCTATCCTAAATCAGCCTATGATCTTATGGTGACAGATAGCAACGGGAATAAAATAAAATTACTTGAAGGCTTTTTAGCACTAAGTAGGTCGGTGACAGTATGACAGTAGAAAAAGTAATAGTAACAGAAGTCGTAAACGATGTAGTTATTTCTAGCCCTGGCCCACAAGGACCAAGAGGAAAAACAATATTAAATGGCCTAGGTGCCCCATCAGAAACACTAGGTCTTGAAGGCGATTTTTATTATGACAAAAACACAACAAGATTTTATGGTCCAAAGCCTTCAGACTTTACATGGGTCGGAGCAGCAAACTACCTTCTAACAGCTGGAACATTGACTTACCCTTGGTTAATCAATCAGGTAACAGGTCCAGTAAATGGAATATATAGCCTCCAGATAACACATAATTTAGGATACAATCCAAATGTGACTATCAAAAATTCTGCAGGCGACATATTAGAAACAGGAATAGACTATAATAGTATTAACCAGATTACACTGACAATGGCACAACCATTTTCAGGGACAGCGTACCTGTCCTAAAAGGAGAATAAAAAATGGCAAGATTATTTGTAACCAACATTGACCTCAACAAGAATGAGCTGCTCAATGCAAGAATTCAGAATTTAAGTTCAGCACCATCCAATCCAGTAGCGGGTCAGATTTATTATGACTCAAGCAATAATACAATGTACTACTACAATGGACTTGCCTCTCCAAATGGTCCATGGATGCCAATGTCTGGTTCTACAGAGGTCATTCAAGATGTAATTGGTTCAGCAATCGTTGGCGGAGTTGGCCTAACATCAACATACAACGATGCAGCAGGCACAACAACAATAGATTTAGATAACACTGCAGTAACTGCTGGCTCATACGGTTCAACAACAAAGATCCCAACATTTACCGTAGATGCACAAGGTCGTTTAACCGCAGCAAGCGAAACAGACGTAGCAACAAACCTTTCAATAGCAGGAGACACTGGAACAGATACAGTTAATCTATTAACTGACACATTAACTGTTGCTGGCGGAGAAGGAATTGACGTAGCTGTAACAAATAATACAGTTACAGTATCAGCAGAAGATGCAACTTCAACTAATAAGGGTGTTGCAAGCTTTGACGCAACAGACTTTACAGTAACATCAGGCGCAGTAACATTAAATGCTGAGCGTGTACAAGATATTGTTGGCGGACAAATTGTTGCAGGCGAAGGCATCGATGTAACATACGATGATGCAGCAGGAACTCTAACAGTAGATGCAGAAATTGCAACAACTACAAACCGTGGTGTTGCTTCTTTTGCTACAACAGATTTTACCGTAACAGACGGTGCAGTAAGTGTTAAGAATGTAAACCTTGGAAGCCAAACAACGGGTGATTATGTTGCAAACATTACAGGAACAGCTAATGAAGTAACAGTAAGCCCTACAGCAGGAGAAGGCACAACAGTAACAATTGGTCTTCCAGATGATGTAAGCATTACAAATAACTTAACAGTAGGCGGAAACCTAAACGTAGCTGGAACAATAAACTCAGTAAATACTACACAGGTAAATATTGTTGATAATAAGATTAATCTTAATACCGATTTTACTGGAACACCAACAGCAGATGCTGGTATTCGTGTAGAGCGTGGCGATGGCGCAGATGTTGAAATCCTATGGAATGAGACAAGCGATAACTGGACACTTACAAATAATGGAACAAACTATCATGCAATTGCAAGAAAGTACGCAGAAAATCTTGCTAACCCTTCAGAATTATCAGCGCTTGTTATAACACACAATTTAGGATCAGATGATGTTACTGTTCAAGTTTTTGAAACAGCAGGGCTAAAAGCTTTAGTTGAAACAGATGTAGAGCGTACATCAGCAAACACAATTACACTAAGATTTGCAACAGCGCCTGCAAGTGGAGCCTACAGAGTCGTAATTACTGGATAAGGGAGTTTTAAATGTCAGTTCAAAGATTAGTTCCCTTACACGCAGTAGCACTAGCAACAGATCCATCTCAAGCCCGCATGGGAGATGTTTATTATAATACGGTAGACGAAGAATTAAAATTTCACGATGGCTCCCTTTGGCACTCAGTTGGCGGAGGAGTAATAACTGGACTTCTAGATCATATTCATACATATGATGGAGCAGTCTATTCTGTAGAATCAGTTGAAGTTCCAAGTCCAGGAATAGTTGATGGTGGTGCTGCATAATGCCATCAGTAACGATAAAAATTAGAAGAGGTACTTCATCTCAATGGTCTTCTTCCACAAGACCTTTAGCAGCTGGAGAACTAGGTCTAGATACAACGCTAAATAAAATAAAAGCTGGAAATGGAACAAGTTTATGGCCAGTACTTCCATTTTTAAGCGTTATACCAAGTGAAATTACAGAGCTTGCTCAAGATGCAATAGACTCAGCATTAGTTGCTGGAACAGGTGTATCCAAAACCTATAACGATGTTGCAAATACAATCACTCTTGCAGTTGACAGCACTATTGCAAGCAAATTATATGTTGATGCAGCAATTGCTGCATTAGATGATACAGTATCTGTCGGGTATATTCCAGTAAGTTTATTGGGAAACCCAGAGGGAGTTGCAGAACTTGATTTAAATGGTTTTGTTCCAGACTCTCAAATCCCAGCAACAATTGCAAGAGACACAGAAATTACTTCTGCAATTTCTACTGAAGCAACAAATAGAAATACAGCTATTGCTACAGAAGTAACAAATAGAAATACAGCTATTGCTACAGCCAAATCAGAAGCTATTGCAGATGCAACAGCACAGGTAAATGCCTTACTTACAGGTGCACCAGCAGCACTAAACACCCTGGATGAGCTTGCGGCAGCACTTGGTGATGATGCAAATTATGCTGCAACAATTACAACAGCTTTAGGGAATAAATTAAATTCATCCACAGCAGCAGAGACATATTTATCGATATCAGAACCTTCTGTTGATTACTATGTCACCAACTCTGGTTCTGGATCCTATTTGGTGAATGGAGTATCTAATGGGCTTATTACATTTGAAAAAGGTAAAAAATATCGAATTCATGTTAATGCCGCAGGACACCCTTTTTGGATTCAAACAGTATCAGGTGCTTATAGCTTAGAAAATGTATATTCAACTGGAGTAACAAATGGAGGAGCACAATCAGGTCATATACTAGTAGAGCTTCCTCAAAGTGCACCAGATAACCTTTACTATGCCTGCCAATTCCACTCATCAATGGCAGGATCAATTTCTGTTAGATCTGAAGATGCAATAACAATAAACTCTAAATCCGCAAGTTATACTATTGCGCCAATAGATTCTGGAAGACTTATTGAAATGTCTGCAGGCGGAACTGTAACAATAGCAGACTCTGTTTTGTTCCCAGTCGGATATTCTGTAGATATATTACAAACAGGAACCTCTCAGGTTACTATAGCAGGAGATGGATTTACACCAAATTCCACTCCTGGATTAAAATTACGTGCACAGTGGAGCAGCGCTACACTTATTAAACGAGCACTTAATTCTTGGGTTATACTTGGCGATTTGAGCGTTTAAATGGCCAGAAGATTTCGTAAAATTGGTCTACTAAGTAAAATTGGAATAAGAAAGGTTAATGTGCCCAGTCTTAGTGGGCTAACAAGAGCTCAGGCAAAACAAGAACTGGAATCAAGAGGGCTTACTTGGCAAGAAACAGCAGAGTCTACAGCAAATATAAATCTTGATCTAAATATAAAAGAACAATCAGTTGCTTCTGGCTCGGTAGTAAAAATTGGAGATACCATAGGGTTTACATATTATGGTTATGTAGCTCCACCCAATTTTAATCCAGGATTTAATCCAGGGTTTGCTCCCCCACCAGATCCACCACAAACATCTTCTATTAGCTCATATACCTGGAACGGAACAACAGTTATTATCAGCGGATCTTTTCCAACTGAGCCCACAAATATTGCAGTAAATGGAACAAACATTCCTTACCAAAGCTGGTCTTGGAGCAGTATTGCAGTTTCATTTTTATTAAGTGGAGAAGGGTCTAGAAATATTCAAGTTTATAATGGAAGAGTTCCATTGTTGCCTGAATTTACCGTTTCCTATAATCCTAACCCAGGATTCGGCAACCCAGGATTCAACCCAGGCTTTAACCCAGGCTTTAACGAACCACCAGCATTTAACGAACCACCAGCATTTGACACACCACTTTTTGGAGGCTCTGGAGATCTTACTAACCTTGACCTCAGCGCACTATTTAGTTTTGGTGGCAAAAGTGTGGGCATTACAACCTTAGTTAGAACTACTGACGGTCTTGTTAAAGCAGGAGATTTGCAAGTAGGAGATACACTCTTGTCTGCAAATATTGAAGGGTTCCCTTATGAAAGTGAAGAAGGTGTAACGGCTCAAGCCATTGCTTGGTCAGATAACGACCCCAATATTATTCCAGAAATTACAAATATTGTAGCTTTATATAAAACTCAATCTGCATATGCGGTTGTAATTAACGAGGACATATTTTCCCAGTACCACTATGTTTTAATTAAAAGAGACGGGGTTGCTAAATTTGAAACTTCCGTAAATATAGTTAAAGAAACTGACCTAGTTTATTCATACGACACCAGCAGCTGGGAATCAATTTATCTTTACGAAATAGTTCAAGCCCCCCACGATATTATTTCTATAAACTGTGAACCATACGACATGTTCTTTACAGAAAGGATGCTAACTCATGACTCAAGCGCAATATAACATTATAGATATGAAAAGGGTCGGAGAAAGCCTTGTGCCCGTATTTTCTGCAATGCCTAATGAATTAAAAGGCTCTTGGATACATGTTACAAAATTAAATCATTCATCTATAAAATACGTAAGCGCAATTTATTTTAATGACATACACCCAGAAAATACTGTTATTGTTTCAGACTATTTACCTACAATTTATCCCGATCTATATTGCACTGTAAATAAGAATGGAAGAAACGAAAGAGTTTATGTGAATCCAAAGTATAGGAAAATGGGCCTACTGGGAATTTCTGGATTAGTTGCTAGAGCAATATTTAGTGACTACTTAAATGTAATTCTAGATGTCCCTCTAGATAGAAGCGAAAAAACTGAAAAGGCTACTAAATTAGTTAAAGATATGTGGCAAGAAGCAATAAAAGATGTTCCATTAGAACAAAGATCATCAATATCAGTGTTTGATATTGATCCACCCAGAGATCCAGCTTATCCAGATGTCTGGCATGGTCACAGACCAGGAGGAAGCAATGGTTAATAAAATATTTTCAGAGCAGGATATAAGTGTATACAGTTTTTCATACATAAGAGACACAGATCTTCAAGTTATGCTTTCAAACTTTGAAGAGATTGCATGGATAGAAAGAGTCAATGGTTTTAAAGAGGGTGTCATTAAGACAACAAACTTTAAAAATTTAAATTTAGAAAATAGAAGGTTATATATTAGCTATATTTCTGAAATAAATTCTTATCTTCATGATAGGTCCCTTGAATTTGTTTATCCAATAGAGAATGTTTTTTTAAAAATAATTCCAGAAACATCATACCTACAAGAGTTTTTAAACCCAGGACTAATAGATACTATATCAATTATTTATGTGGTAAATAGCAACCACACTGGATCTAGTCTTACATTCTTAAACAAAGATATTTCTATACCCCTATCAAAAGGTAATTTAATAATTTTTCCATCTTCAGAAGAATACAAATATAAGATTTCTGAAGTTTCCTCTGGAGAAATGATTGTTGGAGTTTCTTACGTAGAGGTTAAAAATGATTAATATAGAAAGTCAAAATAAAAACGAAAACGTTATATACAGAGAAAAAAGAAAAACAATTTCAGTTAAAGATAAGTTTGACACACTAGGCCTATATGAAAAAATAATAAATGAATTAGATAAGTCTGAAAAAATCTATGATTTTCCACATTCTAATGGAAAAGATGTTAAAGTATACGATAAAAATAATTACAATCCATTTTTTATGCATGACGAACAAATGTATTTTCTTTTTCAAAAAGTATATCTATTAGTAAAAAATGCATGTGAAAAGTATCAGCTTAGCTACTTAAAAAATAAATATTTTATTTACTCTTCATTAATTGAAGACCAGGATCCTTCTTTATGGTATGATGCTGGTGGGACATCAAGACCTTCAATGTTTGGAATAATTTCCCTAGACTCAGAAAAAACAAAATTATTAATTAATGAAGAAGAATTTGAGATAGAGCCTGGAGAAATTATTATTTCAGAGGCGGGCAATAAAATTGTTTATTCTAATAAATTTAAATCTATAGTGTTTTACGTAAGCCCGCTATCAGAAATAAAAAATCAGTATTCACAAAAGTGGATACCCTTAGTCTAAAATAAAAGGAGAAATTATGATAATCGACACACCCGCAATTGGAATAAAGATATACAGAAACGCTTTGCCAGAAGCAATGAACATTCCAGCAAGGCTAGAAAAGGTCTTGAGTTCAGGTAAAAGCTCAATGTTTAAATGGTCGGTTGCTACAGTTGGAGACCACGTACAAAAATTAGATTACAGAGATTGTGTCGATTTTAAAATTAAAAGGGAATCTTTAAGGCCAGGAAATGAACTGTCTGACGAAATAATATCGGTTCATGATCAAATAACAGAAAATCTTCAAGAGTGTTTAAGGGATTATATGCAGGCCTACAATACAAATGCATTACACTATATGGAAGCAATAAACTTTGTTCGTTATGGAGAAGGTCAGCATTTTAAAACACACCCAGACAGCGGTCCAAGCTATTCATGCGACGTATCTACTGTTATGTATTTAAATAGCGACTATGAGGGCGGAGAATTATACTTCCCTCACCTTGATTATACCTATGTTCCTCAATACGGAGACATTGTGCTGTTTCCGTCTAGCTATCTTTTTGCACACGCCGCTCTTCCAGTAAAGTCTGGTATAAAGTATGCTGCGGTAACAATGTTTTCATATAACGACAGAAACCATAAAGAGCATGGCAGATACCAGGGGCAAGTCTCTAAAGTTCTATAGATAGGTAAAAAAGCATTTAGGGTATAATAAGGAAAGAGGTGCAACCATATGGCAACAAATTTTCCAGCAGACCTAGACGTTCTAGTTAACCCACAGCCGACTGACTCGGTTTTAGCTGTCCCACATGCTAAACAGCATGCAGACGCAAATGATGCTATTGAGGCCCTCGAGACAAAAGTTGGAAAAACCAACGATACAAACCCCAACTCCTTAGACTTTAAAGTTCGAACCCTAGAAACCAACATTCTTGATACTGAAGAAGTAGAGGACCTAGTTGGAGACCTACTAACTACTGGAACACATACAAATATAACCGTTGCTTATGACGACGTAGCCAGAAAAATAAACTTAACAGCTACATACGATAACGAAGAGGCAATATCTGCAATTGCAACGGCAATTGTTGCTACAAGCGGAATAGACAAGGTCTACGATAGCGTAGCAAAAACAATAACCTTATCTGTAAATACAAATACAATAGCAAGCCAAGCATACGTAAATCAAGCAATTTCAAATTTAGTTGATACCTCTCCAGCACTATTAGATACCCTAAATGAAATAGCGGCAGCAATAAATGACGACCCTAATTTTTCAACAACCATAACAACTGCTATTGCAACAGCTCTAGCATCATCTAAGTCTTATACAGATGCAGCGATATCTGCTCTAGGGAATACAAGCGACACTAAATATGTTCCTGTATCTGAAGTAGGTCAAGCAGATGGAATTGCACAACTTGACGGAAGCGGAAAAGTTCCCCTATCTCAGTTAGATATAGACGAAAAGATCCAAGATGTAGCAGCAGGCCTTATAACATCAGGAAACCATACAAATTTAACGGCAACATATGATGATGTTACAGGAAAGATTAACTTTGTAGCAGTAGCTCAATTAACCCAAGAACAGGTTCAAGATGCAATCGGACCATTGTTTACTCATGGAACAAATCCTAATATTTCTGTAACCTATGATGACGAATCTAATAAAATGATTCTAGAGGCCTATATTCCTCCTTCTACTGCAAAGATGTCTTCTAATGCACCCGCTTCTCCAATAGATGGTCAGTTCTGGTTTGATACAGATGAAGCAAGAAGCGGAACAATAGGTGCCCTAAAGGTATGGAATGCTTTAAATGCTGCTTGGGAAAATGTAACAACAAATTTATCTTTATCTACAACAAACACATGGACATCTAAAAATACTTTTAATAACGGAATTATTATTGGACTTGATGCCGCTCCACTAACTCCAGTACACGGACAAATCTATTACAATAAGCCACTAGACAAACTAAAGGTCTGGGACGGACTACTTTGGCAAGATATTCAAGGCTCGGGCGGAGGCGGAGGCGGGCTAGAGTTAATTCCAACAGATACATCTTTGCCCCCAAGCACATTCTTTGTTGGTTTAATATCACCACCAGCAGGTGCAACATCAACAGGAGATCTTTGGATAGATGTTGACGATGATGCAGGCTCTACCGAATTTGTATTTGCTGGACCAAATCCTCCAGCCGAAGGAACTTATGGAATGGACACCCTGTGGATCGATACAGATGAGCCAGAACTTCCTTTAATTTATTCAGATGAAGAGCCACCTACGTATACTGCAATTGAAGGGGATTTTTGGGTAGATCTTGACGATACAAGCGGTCAATCAATTTTGTCTTCAACAACTCCACCTAATCCAGCACAAACAGAATTTTGGCTAGACTTAACAACAGAAGAAGGAGAAATAACTTACTCTGATTTGTTTAAAAATAATGCTGCACAAATAACAAATTTTGCTAGCCTTCCAGCAGCATCTTTGCACGGCGGAATGATAGCATACATATCTTCAGAGGCTTCTTTATATGTAGCAGCAGCAGGACAATGGATAAAAATATTCCCAACCTTTGATGCGGAAACGCTGATTTGGGCTGGGGTTTAATAAAAGATATGTTGTATAATAGTGGAGAGGTAATCAAATATGTCATTAAAACGCTATAACGGAACTGAGTGGGTAGTCGTTGCAGGATCACGACCTGGCCCAACGGGAGCTACTGGCCCTCAAGGCCCAGCAGGAACTGCAGCAGCCGTATCTGTAGGAACAGTAACATCTACTGCCGCAGGTACAAATGCAACAGTTACAAATTCAGGCACAGCAACAAATGCTGTTTTCAACTTTTCAATTCCACGGGGCGCATCAGTTACGGGCCCAGCAGGTGTTCCAGGTACAAGAGGAACAAAGACATATACAGCTCAATCAGTTCCACAAAATGCAGGGCTAACAAATTTAATTGAAGGCGATAACTTTATAAATTTAAATACTGGAGAGTATTATGTTTATAGCGCATCAACAACAACTTGGGTTTTACAAGGTAACGTAAGAGGCCCACAAGGTATTCAAGGTCCAGCAGGAGTCCAGGGACCCGTTGGTCCGACAGGTCCAATTGGAGATGTAGTTGTGGCAGATATTGAAAAAAGAGTTTCAGCCTATGAATTAGATTCATTACTTAATCTAGGTATTTATTATCCAAAATATGCACTAACATCATCTTTGGCACAGATAAATGGTACAATTATGGCAACAAGTTTTATTTTCTAAGGGAGACTAACTAATATGGCAAGAAGAGCAATTAACGATCAAGGGATTATATTTTCCCCCGCAACATCCACGATTACAATTCCAAGATTTGTACTAAGACAAAATCTTCTTTTGATCACAAACGTCACCCAAAATAAAATCATCTACAATTTTTCAGACCCATCAATCGGTCTAGTAAGCCATACACTAACCGACAGTCTAAATGATGTTCACACAATTTTAGTTCTTGAGTACAACACAGCCTCAATGCAGTCAACAGATAAGCTTCAAATTATGGTTGACGAGCCAGTTGAGACATTCATGCCTTCATCAGACCTCTTAGATGCAGTAGGAAAGCTAAAAATATCTGATCCAGAGTCTTTGATTGATACTGACTTTGAGTACGGTGTGCAGGGTTCTAAATGGGAATCTCTTTCTCTTCAAAACAACTACCCAACATTCTTTTCAAGAAATACAGGAGGAAACTCCCTAGATGTGGTTTCTCTTATCTCATCAGGCGGAACACCAAGATCTAGAATCGTTGTAACAACAACAACTCCACACGGATTAAATAACGGAGACGTGGTAAGCGTTAATGAGTCACTCAGCCCACTTACAGACGGTACTTTTCTTATTACCATTATTGACTCAACATCATTTTCATTTATTGCCAAGGGCAATGTTCCAAACTTGACCAGCGTTCTAGATGGAACCTTAACAACACTTTACGGTGGAGGAATCTTTGACAATGCACATATTCCAGGCGGAAACACTGGAGCCCTGAATTCTTGGGCAGCAACATCAGACGGTGCAGCTCTTTCAAGAATCGATGTTGTTACTACAAATCCACACGGACTTTATCCAGGAACGCCAATTTTGATTTCAGCTCCATCAGGAAGCTCAATCAATGGAAGCTTCTTGATTGACAGAGTTACAACTCCAAATTCATTCTCATTTATGACACAGTCACTAATTCCCGTAGGTGCAATAAACACCGTAGGAATTGGCCTATTCTGCAAGCCAGAGGGCTACGTAGAGCACAGACCATTCGATGGTGGAGTTATTCTCACAACTGGAAATAACGTATGTGGAACACAGACACTTAGACAAACACGTAGATATTTTAGATATCAGTCAGGTAAGTCAATTACGTTTTCAACAGGAACAAAGTTTACCCCTTCATTTGACATTTCTTACATTGCAGCATCAAGCACAGCAATTGGATCAAATGCAATCACAATTCGTGTTTTGCAAGATCACAACCTACAGGCTGGCGCAACAATTAAGATTGAGGGAATTGAAACAGTGGGAGCATATAACCCATTCAATGGCCTATTCACCATTAGCTCAGTAACAGATTCAAACACAATTATTGTACAAAAGACATTTACTTCTGCAATTAGCGCAATTGATCAATTGCCAGGTGGAGTTAATTCATTCGTAACAGCATATCAGTGGAAAGGCTCAGCAACAAGAGCTGGACTATATGATGATCAAAATGGATTCTATTTTGAATATGATGGACGGACATTGTATGCAGTAAGAAGATTTTCAAACAAAGAACTATTTGGAAAGATCTCAGTAACACAATTTTCAAATGTAGTAACAGGAGTAGACACTAGATTTAGAAAGCAACTACTTGTTGGAGACCTAATTGTAGTTAGAGGACAGTCTTATAGAGTTATTCAGATTAACAATGATACTTCTTTAAACATTGCCCCAGCATACAGAGGACCAAGTGTTAATGGTTCTCCTTATCTTAAGACACAGATTCAAAAGATTCCACAATCACAATGGAACATTGACACCGTAGACGGCAATGGTCCAACAGGATATAACCTCGATATAGCAAAGATGCAGATGACATTCATCGATTACTCTTGGTATGGAGCAGGCTCAATTAGATTTGGACTAAGAGGCACAGACGGTAACGTTATTTGGTGTCACAAGATGGTAATGAATAATATTAATACCGCTTCATATATGAGATCAGGAAACCTTCCTGCAAGATATGAAACAATTAATGAGCCTCTAAACTCTGCAAAATTAATTGCAGGGGGATCAGGGCTAAGCGGATCTACACTATTTCCTCAAGACACAGTAATTTACGTCAATGACGTAAGTTTCTGGCCATCAACAGGATTCCTAAGAATTGCAGATGGAGCTAATTTTGAGATTTGCGAATATACATCAATTGGTGCATATAATCCAACAATTCAAGCACATGCAGTTAATATTGTAAGAAGAGTCGCACAACCTCTAGTTTACGGAGGAGTTCCAATGAATCTATTTGGAACATCTATCCAATCAAACTTTGTTCCAGACTCAACAATTCCTGGCGGATCTGGTACAGCACAAGTTTCAGTACAAACAATTTCTCAAAACTGTGCACCAGTTATGTCACACTGGGGATCATCCGTAATTATGGATGGTGGATTTAATGATGATAAGTCATTTATCTTTACCGCTGGTATGCAGAAATACTTGCAGGTTGGTGGATCTGGAACAATTTCAGCTACGCTAACAAATCGTCAGGCGCTATCAGGTGTTGCAACAATGACAACATCAGGTACTCACACACTTGCATCTGGTACAAACGTAACTATATCTGGAGTAAATGATATCTATACTCCTACATTTAGACAGCTTACCAACAACATAGCAACCCTAACAACTGGTACAGCGCATCTTTATTCAGTAGGTCAGCAGGTAACAATTACTGGTATGGATTCCGTATTTAACGGAACATATACAATTTCACTTGTTCCAAGCCCTACAACTTTCTCATTTAGCAAAGTTAATGCAAATATAGGATTCCAGTCAGTTCCTAGCTCAGCAAGAGTTACAGGATCAAGCCGATACAACGGTACATTCGCAATTACTTCGGTTGCCCCAACATCATTTAGTTTTGCTTTAGCGGGTGCAGATGAAGCAATTTCTGCAATTAACCCTAACGGTACCGCAGTACAGACATTCGGAAGCACACCAACCCCTCGTCCACTCGTTTCAATTAGAGTGGCTCCTTCTGCAGACAATGGTCTAGGCAGAAACTTTGGATTGCGTGAACTAGCAAACCGTATGCAGATGAAGCTTGACTCAGTTGGAGTTCTTTCACAGGGACAATTCTTGATTGAAGGAATTCTAAATCCAGCAACTATGAACGGTATTGCAATCCCTACAGAATGGGAAGCAGTAAGAGTTGGTTCTGGTTCTCTCGCACAGGTAATTTACCACGACGGTACAGGAGTTAGAGGTACTGGAGCACCAGTTACATCTCCTACAAATACCGTTACTGGTGGAGATCGTATCTTTGCTTTCTACACAGAAAACGCAGGTGGTACTAACTTCTCCGTTACTACATTTGATGCTAAGAAAGTTAGAGACCTTTCAAACTCAATTCTAAACGGAAATGGGTCTCAGACAAACCCATCATTCCCTAATGGACCAGATATCTTAACAATTACAGCAACAAATCTTGGTTCAGGGGCTGCAAACATTCTTGCTAGAATTTCCTGGACTGAAGCTCAGGCTTAGGAGACAAAATGCCAGATTATACAACACTGCAAACTCAGGTTGAACTATTTAAGACAAAGGTAAGCGCTCTTGCATCCACAACTTTAGACGCAAACGACCTAGTTTTGCTGGCCTCAGCACTTGATACATTAGCAAAATCTATGGGCGTTAACGATATTCTTTCAATTACAACCGAAAGAATCGCTGCTATTAATGCGGCAAGAGATGCAGCTATTACATCAATTAACAGCTCAGTTAACGGACAAAGAATTACTGACGCTGAAGCCGATATTGCTGATCACGAGACAAGAATATATGCAACTGAAAACTATGTAAGCACAGCTGGGGGAGAAATTTCCGCTCTTGCTTCAACGGTTACAGGATTATCTTCCCTAGTTGCTGGAAAGATCCCAAATACTTGGGTAAATATAACTTCTTCATATACAGCAGTTAGAGGAGATAGACTTCTTGTAACACCAGCAGCAGGTCTTGTTGTTACATTGCCAGCAGCTCCTTCAATTGGAGATACAGTTATTGTTGTAGATTCAGCAGGAACTTCACAGACAACAAACTTTACAATTGCAAGAAACGGAAGCCTAATAGCAGGTGTAGCTGAAGACCTAGTCTTTAACGTAAAAAGCAAAGCTGCAACTCTAGTATTTTCAAATACAGCTCAAGGATGGAGAGTAATGTAATGGCACTACTAAGCGATGTTATCGGAGACCAAGTAGGATCTCTTAATACATATAAGACTGGAAGGCTAGACCTTGGCTCTCGCTCAGGCGCAGTCAATCTAGACCTAGCCCTATCAAATGACTTTACTTGCACAGTAACAGCAGCAACAACATTTACTATTGTCAATACCCCGACAACTGGAGTTGTTTCTTTCTCTCTACAATTAACTGGCGGAGGAGCATACACAATAACATTTGCAAATGCAAAATATCCAGGAGCTACAGCCCCAGCCCTCACTTCTGGAGGAATCGATGTTATAACATTTATTACATACGATAATGGAACAAACTGGCGAGGATCAATATCAATGAAGGACTCACGATAATGTACGCACAAGTTATTGATAAGCATATTACTCAAATTGTAAATGAACAACAGCTAAGAGAGATGTATCCTTCAACACATTTCCCTTCACCAATTTTAGAATCACACCTTGAAGGCTTTGATAATTGGTATATATGTGAAGATGAAACAGAAACCCCATCATTCGATCCAACTAAAAAGAAAGTTTCTTTTGAAAGAGCCCTTACTGGCAAAAAAGTTAAAGGCTCATATGTGCTTATTGATTTATCAAATGAAGAAAAAGCAGAAGTAATAGCAAATCAGTGGAATCTAGTAAAATATCATAGAGATAACACTATTACCGCAACAGACTACTTAGTTATGCCAGATGTATTTTCTTCTTTTTCAGATTCAGATCAAGAAAAGATTATTGCATATAGACAATCTTTAAGAGATATTACAGAACAAACAAACCCATTTAATATCACATGGCCCACATTAGGAATTGCTTCAGTCAAACTAAAATATACTGTGGAGGTTTAAATGCCATTTCCGCAAAATAGATATATGTCTGGTTCAGGTGGGCCCGTAGCATTTCTTTTGAGACAGGTTATTACAAAGGGTTACGTGCTTGCTGGATATAGAAACAGTTCGCCATGGACAAGCGTTAACGAAGTAACACACTCAACTGATACAACAGTTGATTTGGGTGGTCCGCTAAATAACTCTAGTGGATATCCTGGTGGAATGTGTGATGATACATTTGCCTATCTTCTTAAAGCCAATAATCAAGTTGGAGGATCAAGCTCGCAAACCAATCGTTACAATATGAGAACAAACACATCAATTGTTGGTCCTTCCGCCCCATATGCAGTAGGAAATTCAGGAACAATTATGCATCAAGAGCAACTGTACGCATATGGTGCACCAGGCGAAGTAGGTGTAGCAGCAATTATGAAGTTTAATTTCACAACACAGTCTTGGATGAGTTCACTTGGCAAAAGCTTTGGATCCAACACTCAAACAATGTCATCTTTTTATCATGAAACAAAAGGTTTTCACTATGGAGATGATAATGGTGTTAAATTAACTTTTGCAACAGAAACTCAAGCTGCATCACCTTGCAATGGCGTTCACGGACAACAAAAAGGAATTTCTTCAAAGTTAACTACTCTATACGCAGGTAATGAGGGTAACTATGCAGGTGGAAACAACTTAAGAAGATTTAGCGTTGCTACTGAAACAAATATAGGATTAGTTGGAAAGCCAATTACAAATTGTGGTGAAGAAAATTTTGATATGGGACAAGCATGGCAATACATGCTTGGAAACTATAACGGAGAGCAAAATAACAGATCTTGGAGATTTAACTACGCTACAGATTCTGGCTTTGAAGGCGGAGGATCAATGCAGTCTAAGGGAGTTCCAGGAAGAAGTTCTGGCTACTCAGCACAACGTTCTTAATAGATAGGTAATAAAATGAGATATATAAACGATATAACGTCGGATGTTTCTGGCTATACAAAATCACAAAAAGATATTCTTCTTTATGCTACAAATAGACATTGGGGGGTGCCAGTATTTAAAATAGATAATTTTGTTGGTGGAGCGCAATTTACTCCATTTGGAAAACTTAGACAGCTTTTGCTTGAGCTAGGAGCAAGAGAGAATACGATTGTAGAGCAAGAGCTTAAAATAGAAAGAACTAGACTAGAAATTGATTTAGAAAAAGAAAGAATTAGCACTTCTACTTCTCCTACAGAAATTAAAATTCATGAGCTTAATATTAAAGAAAAAGAAAGAGTTCTGTTAAATCAAAAAAATAGTGTCAGCTTAGTATACGAAGAACGAGATAAGTATATGATGCTAATAGATAAATTTAACTCTTCTGATGAGGGTAGACTTTCTGACGGTAGACTGATTATGGATATAATTGGAGATCATGATGAAGAAGAAAGGCTTGAGGCAGAGCTTTGGGGAATTAGACTAGGAGCGCAAGCAGCTTACGACTTAATGTTTTATGGAAGAGTTAATGGCGGAAACATGGAGGCCATTGATCAATTGCCAAAAGAAGTTAGAGAAATAGCTCTTGAAACTGCAGTTGTTAAAGCTATAGAAACAAATAAACACCTAGATGCATTGCAAATAGAGACAAGAAAAAGATTAGAGCTTGCCGATTCAGAGAATGGACTCTGGGAAGAAATTCAATGATATATTTTTTATTTGATCCAGAAGATAAGACGGATCGTAATAACTATATTCAGCATATAGGAGAATGGAGTAATCTACTGATTGGGTCGGTTGATGAAAAGCAAATGCTTTATCTAAAGCTACCTAATTTAGTTGTTGTTCCAAAAGAGGTTGCGCTGGCATACCAATTTGTTGGGAAGTACAAAGGCTATATAAAGCTTAGAGATAACACTTTGCACAAGGCTCAGCTAGGAGAAGGCCCTTTTGAGCAAGTAGGGGAAAAGTTTAAATATGTCTTGACAGAAGAAGATAAGAAAAACGCCTGTCTTTTTCAAAAAGCTGCAATGATATTCATGCTAGAAAAATACTATTCAAATAAACTTTTGTTATTAAAATCTACACCAGAGTTTTTAAAGCAGGACGACTATAAATGTGAAAAGTTTCATTTAAATAAAAAGAATGAAATCTATCAAAAGATCATCTCTTGCCAAGATTGGGTAGAAGCTGGTATACTATTAAATAATCATTTTGGCGTTCATTATGATGCGGATACTTTATCAAAAATAGATTTGTAGGATAAATGTTTAGCGTACCACTAAACCCCAAGCTAACTGAAAATCAGCTAAATGAGTTTATTTCTTTTCTAAAAGAATATAAGTCATTTATATATGACTTTTATTTTACCTGTAGGGTATCTCCTTTTGACCAAGACGCCATGGGTGATGTATTTAACGGCGGAGAAGAAGACCATAATTATCTTATAGGCCTGGCCCTACATATTCAAAACGAGACTGGGGTAACCGCTTCTGCCGTTTTTAATAATATACAAGTTAGACCCTCTCAACAGAATTTAGATTTGTTTATAGAAAACTTTAGACCCGTATACGATTCGGGTATTAAGTCAGCAACAATACCTCATACACACTGGATGGCAACAGGACAAATAAAAAAGGCATTTCCAGATCTATTTGTAAAAAATACCATTCTCAGAAATGTGTCAGAGCCAAGGGACATAGAGCACCTTGCAAAAGCTGGATTTGATTATATTAATCTTGATAGAGATTTAATGCGTGATCACGAGAAGCTAAAGCGTTTTAAAAAAGCTAAATCTCAGTTCGGCGTTAAGATATCCTTGCTTGCCAATGAAGGGTGCTACGGCGGATGCGTAATGATGGATGAGCATTATCAGTTTAATAATACTAGAACAGACGGACCTCAATATTTTAATGACCCAATAAGCAGAGTGTCTTGTCCTAAATGGGATCACGAAGATTTTGCCGTATCTTTAAAGACAGCCAATTTTCCACCATGGCGTGAAGACTGGCAGGAGTTTATAGACGACCTAGGCATTGATGTTATAAAGATGCACGGAAGAGAGTCTCATACAAGGCTAAAAGAAACCATGGAAATAATTAAGAGGTATGCAAATAATGAAGAAATTTTATTTGATAGCTTTAATGATTTTATTGAAGAGACTAATATGGTTGACAAGCCTATTGCCATCTGGCGTAATAAGATCAAAAATTGTAAATTTGATTGCTGGGATTGTGGTTATTGTGACAAAATAATGGCTGCAAAATATGGCAATCATATTAGTCCAAAGGTCGCCATTGTTGCACAGCAATTAGTTGATTCTGTAAATAACCCAATTGAAATTAATATACCAGGTTTAACATCGACTAGAGTTCAGTCATTGATAAATGGTTTGGCTAAGTCTTCTTCTAAATACCTCGAAATTGGTTCTTATCAGGGTGCTACAGCCGCTGCAGCATTGAGTGGTAATAACTTGCAGGCATACTTTGTAGACACCTGGCAGGAGGCTCCACAGGCCGTAAGAGAAGGGTGGGAAACACCAGACACCAATTCCCTAGAAGAGTTTAAGAAAAACATTAATCCATACAGAGGTAATAATAAAGTATTTATATCTAATTCAGATATGTTTAAGGTTAACCTAAAGCCCATATCGGATATTGATCTTTTCTTTTATGATGGACCACACGATTTTGAGTCTACAAAAAATGCAGTAAAGTATTATTCCGCAACTTTTGCCAGACAGTCTATTTTAATATTCGATGACGCAAACTGGACGGATGTTGTAAAAGGTGCCCACAAGGGGATACTTGAATCAGGATTAAAAATATTGTATAGTAAGAAAGTATTAAATTCATTAGAATCCGAATCCGATTGGTGGAACGGACTTTACATAGCAGTGGTGGAAAGCAATGGAAATAACAAGTAGTTTAATTACAAACAATCAACAGTTCTTGATATTACTGGCTTCGGTAATGGGGCTGTCATTTGCCGCAAAAAAGACTCAAGTCTTTTTGCCATTTTATAGCTGGATCTCTAGAACAGTTAAGTCTAAGAGAGCAGTAGTTGCTCTAATATCAATGTTCTCTGGAGTTCTGCCCATTTCAGGGCGTGTTGCCATCTCGGCTGGAGCCCTAGATACAATTGCCCCAGAAGATCAAAAGAAGCGTAAAAATTATGGAATCATCGATTACCTTTCCACGCATCATTTTTATTTTTGGTCTCCGCTAGAAGCAACAGTTCTTCTTCCAATGGCGGCACTAAGTATTAGTTATTGGGAGCTAATGGGTAGAGTTTGGCCATTGCTTGCTACAGCCGTCATTGTTATTTTATTCTATATATTTAGAATTCTAAAAGAAGATGATATTGAAATTAATATTCCAGAAAAGGCTTTGAAGAAAAAGGATAAGCAGCCTGCTCAAATTGAAGCAGACGCAAAGCGTGACCGTAAGCAGTTGATTGACTACGCTAGAGTTCTTCTTTTTACTGGCATTGTCATTATCTTGAGCAATATTGTCAAGGCTAATTTTGACACCATAAATGCATGGATAGAAGGCGCACACAAAAATAATTTATTGATCCTAGTTGCCTTTGCTGGATTCTTGGCAAGTTTTGCCTTGGGAAGTTCTAGCAAGTTTGCTGGATTTGTCGTCCTCTCAGTAGGAGTATTTGGCATAGAAACTTTGCCGCTATTCTTTGCAGTTGACTACGCAGGATATATGTTGTCTCCAGCACACAAGTGTTTAGTTGTAGGTAAGAGCTACTTTAGAACCCCTCTCAAAGATTACTATAAGGCAATTTTTGCTTTGGTGATCCCAGTGGTCTTGATGGGCATAACCTTATACTATGGAGGAATTCTCTAAAATAATTGCTGTACCCCACTGGCCTAAAGAAGGTTGGTGGGGTATAATTAAGAGTGTTATAGGCAAGGCGGGGTACTAAACAATAAAAACAGTTATGCTATAATTCATACATAGGAGAACAAAATGCCAGATTATTCAAGTTTATCATCACAAGTTGATCTTTTTAAGACAAAGGTAACAGCCCTGTCGAGTTCAACTCTAAATTCTCAGGACCTAGTCTTTCTAGCAAAGGCTCTAGAGTCAATGGGCAACCTCCTAGGAGTAAATGATATTGTTTCTGCTACATCATCGAAGGTGACAGAAATTCAGACAGCTTCTTCTGGAGCTGTTGCAACAGTTAACACAGCAGGGTCTACACAGATCGTTGCAGTTAATTCGGCTGGAGCAGCAAACGTTGCTACCATCCAATCTTCGATAGATAACTACACAATTTATACAAACATGGGAGTAATTTAATATGGCAACAGTAAGCTTACCAAGCAGATTTTATGCAGATACACTACCTGCATCAGAAACATCAGTATACACAACACCAGCAGCACAGATCGATGTTATTACATCTATCACATTTGATAACCTAACAGATGCTACTAGAACAGTAACAATGAGAATGGCAGGAAAGTTCTTTGTAAAGAGCCTAGATATCCCACCTCGTGCTATCGTTGTTCTTGATGTTAAGCAAGTTCTTAACACAGCAGAAAATATTCAAATCAGTGCGAATGCTGCAGATGCTATCTCAGTATTTATCTCTGGCGTAAAAATTACACAAGTATAATATTATTATTTAAGGGAGAACTACAATGGCAGTAAATACCACTACAACTCAGGTCTATATTCCTGGATTTGAAACAAATATCAGCAATACGGTAGCACCAATTGCCTACACAACATCTGCTGCCATTGCAACTCTACAAAGTGCAATTCCAGCACAGTTCTCAAACTTAGTTGGAAAACTTGCAAACCCTGCTACTTCAAGAGATAACTCAGAAGTTTCTCCTTACCCTCTATTTGGTATTTGGACAAATCAAGACAACTCTAGAAAAGCTGGATATTCAGTAATCAATTCAGATTTTCAAGTTGTTGCTACAAGCAGATTAAACAACCGTCAAGGCGGATGGACAGATGTTGATCTAAACGGAATGAACAACTGGTATGAAGACTTTAGAGGCCAAACATACACTAACGGTAACCCAACCACTAATAACTGGAGCACACATTCAGGTGGCGGAACAAACATGAACGGCCATGAAGGCAACATGCTATATAGCTTACAGGTCTTTGGCAATTATGGAAATACTCAAATGAATAGACAAGACCAGTGGGGTCAGTTTACTTCAAGAAGCGGAACAATTATTGGTGTTCGTGGAGTTAGAGAGCGTTTAAATCACTACAGTAACGACTCAACTTTTCAAATAAGATTAAGAGGTCAAGTACATGGTTATATTGATCAAGTAAACCTTAACAATGCTGCCTACGCAACTTGGGCGGGACGTACAAACCGTGGAATGTCTTCTTACAATGATAGAACAAAAACCTTAGCAGTTGCAGAATCAAACACAGCAAATCAAATTAGATTGCACGTTTGGAAGAACACAAATCTAGGCAGAAGTTTAAACTCATGGAATTATGCTGCAGGAGACTTAAACCTATTCCTATTAGAAGCAAAAGCGGCAGGACCTTCTGGAACAACAGCAAGCTATTCATTTTATGATTTTACTTGGTCATCTGCTGGTTCAACACAAGCAGAGCCTTCTTATGTAATGAGACTTACAATGGGTGATAATGGAACAATTGGTTTTTCAAGAAACTCTCAGCAAGGAAATGCTCAGCAATATGGATGGTATATTCCAACAAACCCAGGAACTCCAGGAGTTTCAGGAACTGGAGCATTTACAGATAGCGGATCAAACTTAGCAAACACCACCTCTTATGGAATTGATCAAAGAGATGGCGCAGGAATTAGAACAAACATTTCATGGGATAATCAATGGTTAATAGCATATGCCCCATACTACTACTACCACGGCGGAATTAATTTACATTGCATTAATACAGCAGACCCAACAAAGTATTACCACTGGAGAAATACCGATGGTGCTAATGGAGTCTCTCCTGTACCGTTTGGAGAAAGCTCATTTATAATGTGCTACTCAGCACAAAATGGAGACAGCCCTGGCCCACATCTTTATATTGCAAACCCACAAGGAGCATTTGAAAATGGTAGAAGAGCTGATAACTCAGTTGTTGCCAATGGTGGAGATCTTCAACCCTTTAACTCAACAATGCACTACATATTTGATACAATGTCTAATACAACACAGTATCCACACATTACGGTAATGCCACACTGGACAACGGTCTAAGGAGAAAAAATGACAACAAATACAACAGCAACAACCACTTCGCAGATAATTCATCCAGGTCTTGAAGCAGCAATAGCTGCAATTATTACTCCAATTGCAAATGCAAATAACGTTGCTGTAACAGCAACCTCAACAACTATTGCTTCACAGATTGCAATAATTGGAAATAAAGAAGCATCACCTGTTATATCAAGAAACAATACAGAAGTTTCTCCATTCCCAACATTTGCTATTTGGACAAACCAGAACAATGATACAAAGGCTGGTTTTAATATTATTAACTCCGACTATCAATCAATTGGTTCAAATGCTATGCCAGGATGGTTTGGTAGCTATCAGAACCCATCTCTAGATAACATGCCTAACTGGTATGAAGACTTCAGAGGATACTCATATACAAACGGCAATCACGGTACAAGCACTGTAACTACATATTTTGGCGGAGCAACATGTAACCAGTCAGCAGACGGACATTTAATTTACAGACCATGCCTGCACGGTGGATTTGCTGGTAACTGGTTTAATAGAGCAGATAATCAAAATCAGTACTTAAATAGATGTGGAACAATTATTGGAGTTAAGGGAGTAAGACAGCGTGTAAGTCATTATTCAAATAGCTCAGAATTTCAAGTTAGATTTAGAGGCATGGCCAACGGATATATTGACAGAGTTGATTTAAACTCAGCAACCTATGCAACATGGGCTGGCCGTTCAAACATGGGAATGTCATCTTACAACGATAGAACTAATATGCTTGCAGTTGCAGAATCAACTACCGCAAATGCAATTCGTTTACACGTCTGGAGAAACACATCAGTTAGTTTAAATGGTTTTGGACACAAGCCTGGAACACTTCACAAGTTCCTATCAGAGGCAAAAGCTGCAGGTCCTACAGCAGGCAATCATCTAAGCACAGCAAAGAATTACGCATTTTATGATTTCACATGGGCACAGGCAGGATCTACAAGAGCCGAGCCTTCTTACCACATGAAGCTTGTAATGGGAGACAGTGGATTAGTCGGATTTGGAAGATTTAACCACGACGGTTACGCACAAAGATACGGATACTGGAACCCATCCTCTCAAGGAACAGCGGGTAGCTCAGGAATTGGAACTTTTACAGATACTGAAATCAACCTAGCTAACACAACATCTTATGGCATCGATCAGTCTGAAACATGGTATGGACAAAAGCATAATATAACATGGGACAATGAATGGCTTGCAATTTATTCTGTATATCACTATTACTCAAACGGAATAAACTGTCATATAATTAATACTTATGACCCTACAAAACTGTTCTGGTTTAGAAACACAGACGGATCTCAAGGTACAGCAATTGTTCCATTTAAGGAAGATAAATTTATATCAATTTACTCAGCTCAAAATGGACAAGATGCGGGCCCACATTTATATATTGTAGATCCAGGATCAGCAGGTAAAAATCTAAGAAGAACTGACGGAACACCGCTATCGTTTGGCGGAGACCTACAGCCATACAACGTAGTAACTCACTATCAATTTGATACACATTCAAATACAACCCAATATCCGCATATTGTAAGTATGCCTCATTGGAACAACCCGTAAGGAAAAGGAGAAAAAAATGAAAATAAAGTTCTGTGGACCACAAAATGTTGTCGCAATTGACGTAGATGGGGATCATGAAGTTGTTGAAACAAATCTAATTCATAGATTTAGCCTAGTCAACGGAGTAGTTGTGGATAAATATCCAGGAAAGACAGATCGTGAGATCATGGTAATTGAGCATGATGAGGCAATTGCTTCAGTAACAGCAGCACAAGAAGCATGGGATGAGGATGAATCTGAGACTAAGGGACCAAGACCAGAGTCTTTGCCACCTCTACGTGCTCAAGAGGAGGAATAAAAATGCCAATAACAAGCGTACCTCAACAGGTAACCCCAGGTCTTTGGACATACACATACCTTCAAGCACCTCTTAACGGACAAGCACGTCCATATCTTAATGTGCCATCAGCACAGCTAGATCTTGGAACAATTGCAGCTTCAGGAGTTGCAACATGCGACGTAGCACTAGCAAACGTATTTAAGATGGTTGCAGGCGGAAACTGCACAGTAGCATTTAGCAATATTCCAGCAACAGGAACAGAGCCAAAAGCACAATTCTGGCAACTAGAAATTAAAACTGGTGGTAGCTATACAGTTACATGGCCAGCATCAATTAAGTGGGATGGTGGAGGAGCTTCTAACGTAGCACCACTTCTATCTACAAATACAACCGTTCTTAACTTTATGACAAGAGACGGTGGCACAACAATATTCGGTGCATACGCATTCGCTGATTTAAACGTTTAAAGGAGATAATATGTACGCCATAGTAGAAGACAAAAAAGTAGTCGCTGTCGGCGCACTATCCCAACTCTTTCCTAATGTATCTATTCCTCAATCAATAGATGAAAAGGAATTTGCAAAAGAAAACGGGTTGCTAGAAGTAGCAACACCAGAGTTCGATGACTTCCAAGAAAAGATTGTACCTTGTGAACCATTTATTAAAGATGGCAAGGTATACTCAGTAGAAGTACAGAAGATGTCAGACGAAGAAAAAGCAGATAACGTAAATGCACATATTGGCTTTGAGCTAATGTCTACAGCATGGGTAGAGACAGACCCAGATATGGACAAGAAGTCTCTTGCTGAATGGAAAGAGTACAGAAAGAAGATTTCTTCTTTAAAGAATAGCAAAGATGTATCCGAAATTACATGGCCTAAGAGACCATTAGTAGAGCTAGAAAAAATAATGGAGGAAGACCCAATTGCTTAGTAATAACATTATTTTTAGAAGAAATAGATTTAGCTTGTCTGGATTGCAGCTATGGCTAGATGCGGCTCTTCCATCTACAATTACAAGAGATGGTCTTGGAAAAGTTTCTCAATGGAATGACAAGTCTGGTTTGGCTAGACATTGCGTTCAAGCAACTGCAGCAGCACAACCAACATTTCAAGCAACAGGTATAGCAGGACTTCCAGCAATTAACTTTGATGGCGTAGATGACTTTTTACCATTCTCAGATCAAACACTGTCATGGATATCATCATCCTCATTTACAGTAATCTACGTAGCCTCAAAGCCAGCAAATGCAAATACCTATGTAATTGGCGGAACAAACTCAGGAACAAGAAATAATCTTATTGCTGGATACGTATCTTCAAACACATTTAAGTTTGGTTTTGGCAACGATGATCAAAATGCTATTGTTCCAGTAGGGCTATCAGGAACACCAGAAGTTTACACGCTTGTTTACAGCAATGCTGATAACTCACGTAGAGTTAGAAGAAATGGAACTGACGTTGCAGTCGGTGCATCTTCAGGCGGGCTTACAAGTATGACAGGTCAAGTAATAGGAAGATACTCCGCAACATTTGGAGCATTTAAGATTGGCGAATTACTTATTTACAACAGAGCCCTTACCGTGGGTGAATATATCTCAATCGAAAGAGATCTTATTTCTAAATGGGCAATTAGCTAGGAGATAAAATGGCATATAATCCATCAAGATTTATTGGGCCAGTTCTTCTAAGCACAACAAACTCAAATCTAAAATCATTTACTAACAAGGCTATTGTTAAGAGCATATTTACGGCCAACACATTTAATGGCCCAATTGCCTTTAGCCTTTATTTAGTTCCAAGTGGACAAACACCAGGTCTATCAAATAGAATCTTCGGCGACGTCCTTCTTGCAGAAAACACATCAAAATCAACAGAGACTACGCTAATTGTTAACGCTGGAGAATCTATCTGGGCATCAGCAAATGTTGCTGGCGGAGTAAGCATTATGGTTTCTGGGGTAGAAGTAGTTTAAAAGCTAGGCAATGAAGGGCTTGAGTAGTAAGCCTTTAAATATAGTATAATGGAATTATGAGCTATCATCTAAAGTTAATTAATGACTACCCAATTGGTTTTTGGCCATTGGATGAGTCTTCAGGTACTATCGCTTCAGATGTCTCTGGGTGTGGAAATAGCGGAACTTATTCAGGCGGACTAACTACTGGATTAATCCCACTTGTTTCAGGCGGAGCAAATGGCTCTCTTATAACTAATACTAAGTATATTACATTACCCGTAACTAAAGACTATTATGGATCTACCGCCGACGGCGGATTTGCAGATAGCAATTCATCAGATAATGAGTTCTCCCTAGAAGTTTGGATATACCCTAAGATTACAACATCTGGATTGACAACTATATTTGCAGACTCAACAAAAAATGTTGGTATTTTTTATGAAAAGGGAAACATAGTATTTAAACTTGAGGCGGAAAGACTTGATTATACTTTACCTAATATAAGCCAATCTCATCATATTGTAGCCACATACTCTATTTCAGAAATGTCTTTATACGTAGATGGCAAATTTGCAGTAAGCAAGTCTTTAAATAATTATAAGTTTACTAATGAAACAATTACATTAAAATTAGGGCCAACTGGAAATTCAGCAGATTCATTTATTGTAGATGCCCCAGCAGTATATAGGTATGCCCTAGGCTTAGATAAAATTATAGAACACTTCAACTACTCTGGGACAACATCTCCTTTTCAGGTTTCATACCCAAGCGGCGGGACCTTGTTTGAAATATATGATGATAGCGTAAGCAAGCAATTTAATTTTGCTTATCCCGCCAAAAAGCCCCTAGAAATTTTTGCCTCAGAAGATTTAGTTTATAACACAGAAGAGAAATGTTTAGAAATTAAGAAAACGGCCTCTGCAGCCTCTAAGAGCGTAGTTGTCGTAGATGCTATAGGAATTCCTGCGGGATTCGACTTAGACTCCTCTAAGATAGAGTGGAACGGCGACAATGGGGTCTCTGTAAGAACTTCCACAGATGGGTCAACATGGCAAGCATGTGTTAATGGAGGAGCAATTCCTCAATTTAGATTGGGATCATTTAGCTCTGAAAGAACCCTTTATCTTGAGATAACATTTACCTCATCAGATACAACTAAATTTATCCCAAGATTATATAGCCTGCTACTGTGCTTCTACAAAGACCAAATTCTTTATTCAATAAGTAACCCTGATTATATTTATACGATAGAAGGCACAGCGGGATTTACATCAAAAGACATTACTCTAGGAAGGGTTGCATATCCTATTTTGTCTAGACAAAAGCTAAATGGATTAACAACGGCGGGAGGATCGGGATTTAAAATAAATACCGCAGAATCAATTAGGACCATAGAGTTCTTTTTAACCCTATCAGAGCTAACCTCAAATTCTATTTTATCAAGTACGGCAAATGGAGATTTTGTATCAGCAGGATACTCTTGGGCTACAAATGGAACTATTACTAAATCTAATATATCTGCTATTTATGTTAATGGTGTAGACAAGACATCTCAGACAAATATAAGTTCTGTATTTACCGCAAACGAGCTTTATCACGTTATAATTGCAACAAACGGGGCAATTGGTGGAGAGATACTATTTAACCATACATCAACAGGTGGGCCTTCCAGCCTATACCAATACATTTCTTACTACCCAGCAACCTTCTCAGCCCCCATGGCATTATCTAATTACAACATGCATATTGGAAGATCAGCGACAATAGCAGATGATTCGTCCATGACATTGACAGAAAATTCCGTTGAGTTTTATGACAACGACTGGATTGTGCTTCAAAACCAATAATTTGTCACATGGGTTGACAAAAAGCTGGACTTGAGTAGACAATAATGGTAAAATAAAGTCATATGGATATTAACAGAACGAATAGCAAGATTCTTGAAGAAGAGTCGATACTTGGCATCTATGTCTGGGAAATGCCAGATGGCAGATGGATTGGAGATGATGATGGGAACTTTCTTTCGATCACGTCCAAAAAAGGAAATAGAGCCAACATCGATGCTTTGGCTAGAGAAGTTCGCACGTTCGGCATATACGAAGGCGGGCCTAAATTTCTTTCCGCTAGAAGGAAAATTGATGATGAAGAATTTGAGCACCAAAAACAAAGACTCGATTGGGGACTAGTTCCTGATCCATTTGATATCGGTAACTATAAGGACGAAATGAAAAAGCTAAAGGGGTTAAGATGAGCGCAGAATTTCTTGATGAAGACAACTCAGAAAATATAATTAACATTTCAAATAACGCAGACTGGTTCTCGCTAGAAAAAAATGAAACAACAACCGATCCATTTTTGGCAGGCCTAGAGGATCTTAAAAAGGTTAGAGGCCTAGGATCTTCGTTTAAGCGTAAGATAAATAGAGAATTTTCTAAGTCGTTCACTGGCCGAGAAGAAACTGGAACACAGCAAAATCTATTGGCACAAGCAATTACTGGCTATGCAATGTTTGACTTGATAGAACCTCCATACAACCTAGAGTATCTTTCAAAAGTATATGAGATTTCAACATACAACTATGCAGCAATTAATGCCAAGGTGGCAAACATTGTCGGGCTAGGATATGATTTTATAGAAACAAAGAAAACAAATGATGCTATTGATTCACTTACAGATGATAAGTCTCTTGAAAGAGCACGTAGAAAGCTAAGCAAATTAAGACAGGATCTTCATGCGTGGCTTGATACAACAAATGATGAAGATACATTTACTCAAACATTAATTAAGGTATTTACAGACTACGAAGCAACTGGAAATGGCTACATTGAAGTAGGTAGAACCACTGCTGGAAATATCGGATATATCGGGCATATCCCCGCAAAGACTATGCGTGTGCGTAGACTAAGAGATGGCTTTATTCAATTGCTTTACGGAAAGGCAGTATTCTTTAACAACTTTGGAGACTCAGAAACAGAGAACCCAATTGCGGGACAAGAAGATCGCCCAAATGAAATTATTCATTTAAAAAAGTATACCCCAATGAACAACTACTACGGAGTTGCAGATATTATTGCAGCCCAGGTTTCTTTGGCGGGTAACGAATTGTCTGGAAGATATAACCTTGATTACTTTGAAAACAAAGCGGTCCCAAGATATATCATTACAGTAAAGGGAGCAAAGCTTTCTCCAGAGTCAGAGCGCAAATTGCTTGAATTTTTCCAAGTTGGACTTAAGGGCAAGAACCACAGATCTCTATATATTCCACTTCCAGGAGACACCCCAGACTCAAAAACCGAATTTAAAATGGAACCAGTTGAGGCTAACCCACAGGAATCTTCATTTAATGTTTATCGCAAATCAAATAGAGATGAAATCCTGCTGGCCCACCGTGTCCCAATTAATAAAATTGGAACCCCAGAGGGAGTTAATTTAGCAGTAGCAAGAGATGCCGATAAAACATTTAAAGAGCAGGTTTGCCGCCCAGCACAAATGATTTTAGAGAAAAAATTAAATAAAATATTTGAGGAAAAGACAGATGCGCTAACCCTTAAATTTAATGAGTTAACTCTTACTGACGAAGATACCCAGTCTAAGATTGACGAAAGATATTTAAGAATGCAAGTAATTACCCCTAATGAAGTTCGAATTAGAAAGGGTATGATTCCTCTTGAAGGCGGAGACGAAGTGGTAGATTTGAAGGGTCAGGATGCCGCAGAGCAAACAGCCCAAGCTGGAAATACCAGACAAAGATCCCAAGACCGACAGGCAAACGCCCCAGATAATTCTGGAGAAGGACGAAATGCCAAGGGCGACGGAAGACAGGTTGACTAACTCTACTCAACTGTTATTTGCCTTTTTATCTATAAGTCGCTAAAATTAAGCATATGAATATTGAAAAGTCTTTATGGACTAGCCATGGCAATGACATTAACTTGTCTGTACCTTTCACTAAAGTTAACCGTGAAAAGAGAACGGTTTCTGGGTTTGCAACACTAGACAATATTGACCAGACAAATGACGTTGTAACAGCGGAAGCAAGCGTAAAAGCATTTGAAAATTTTCGTGGGAACATTCGTGAGATGCACGGATCTCTTGCAGTTGGAAAGATGGTTTCATTTAAGCCAGAAACTTTTTACGACCCAGCAACTAAAGAATTTTATAACGGAGTTTATGTAACAGCATACATTTCAAAGGGCGCACAAGATACTTGGGAAAAGGTTCTAGACGGCACCCTATCTGGATTCTCAATCGGCGGAAAGATTAATGAGTCTGATAACGAAGTCAACAAGGCGAATGGTAAGACAGTAAGATTTATTAAGGATTATGATTTGATTGAATTATCAATTGTAGATTCTCCAGCAAATGAGCTTTGCAATGTTCTATCTATTCAAAAGGTAAATGGCCAATTGATATTTAAAGGAATTGCAACCGAAGTAGTAACAGAAAATATCTTTTACTGTGAAGACAGTAACTCTGTTTTTATCTCAACAGAGAAGACATATGACTCACCAGTTTCTGGTAAGCCAGCACAACTAATTGGTTGGGTTGAGAGCTCAGATGTTAACAAAGCAAAAGAGATTGATAAGATTCTTGATGCATATAAGCACTCAAGATTTACGTTGCCTGAAACACAAACAATTGCAAAACAGGCAAACGCAGAAGGAGGTAATGAAATGTCAGATAATACAGAAAACGTAGTTGTCGAAGATGTTGCAGTAGAGGCACCAGCCGAAGCAGTAGCAGAAGAAACAGCCGTTGAAGATACAGCAGTAGTTGCAGATGATGCAGCTCCAGCTGAAGCTCCTGCAGAAGCAGTAGCAGAAGACGTTCCTGCCGAGACTCTGGAAAAAGCAGCCGAAGTATCAGAAGATAAGGTTGATG